GTAAACGCCCCGCACCAGAGAGGAATTAAGATAAAGATTATCGCTAATAGTTTATTCAGCATTTATCACCACCGCTATTGTAGATTTATCTTCAAGATTTTCTGTTGTAAAAGTCTTTGTTAAATCACCTGCACTTGCTATGTCCTGATACCACGCTTCGGTTCCCCTGCCTGCTGGAACTCCTCCATCAATTAAATCCATAACCTTAGTCATGCCTGCTGGAGGATATTCGCCATCTGTCCGGTTCAGGTAAGCACCATCACACCCCCAACCGATGTATAAGATACTATCACCTGACGGTGCTGTTACTGCATCTGAAGTTATAGCTACATTATTTACTGCTGCTGTAGCACTGAAATCCTTTATTTGCCAAGTACCGCCACTTTTCGTGAAACAACTGATTGAGCAGATGTCATCGGTAGTCGCACTCGTAACTTGATAACTCGCACCTTCCGAACTGGCTACTTTGTAAGCCATTTCAAGTCGAGAGGATGCCGATGCGACAGTGGCTATTTCAGTCCATCCATCGGGCCATGTCTGTACTTCATCTGTATCGCTGATGCAGGTTAAAAGCATGAGGTCTGTATCTGCACAACTGGAAGGCTTGTCTATGCTCGTTGCCGGTGTTGCGCTTTCAGAGGTTGAACGATAGGCGACGGTATAGGCAGCTCCACCATCACCGTCTGTATAATTCTTCCCACAAATAGTGGCTATTGCTGTTCCAGCTTTACCAGCTATGGAAGTTATTGCTGTATCAACCTTACCTCCAATAGTCTGTAAATCACCTGTAGCGGGCCAACAGAGTGAAGGAAGTAAGAGAAATATCCAAAAGTATTTCTTCATATATTACTCCAAAACTATTGTAACTAATGACGGATTAACAAATAATGTATCCGCATGTAAGGCAATTCCAAGTACCTGTACCACATCATTCGTATCTGAAATATTTGCAACGTCAAGTTCCACACTCCCTGCTGTTTCAGAAGTATAAATAGTTGCCCCTACTGTCGTAAAGTTCCAATCGGTATCAGTAATTGTTCCATGAATCAATACAGTACAAGGAGTATCAGCATCAGTAGAAGCCACAACAATTAATCCAATAGCTGGCATAGTTGCTGCTGCATCTGCATCTGCCCCTGCTGGTTTTCCCGTTGATTGAATATACACAGGAGTACCAAAAGCAAGAGAAGCCGCACATTGAGCAAAATATAAAGTATTCCCTGACCACCTTTCATTCGTGGCGTTTATTCTCATAACCAATCTCTGGTCATCCCCACCATCGCCAAAAGTATTTGCACTTGTAAAGGTGTTATCTCTATCCCTTGCTGCCACCGTTTGAGCAGCATCATCAAAAGTGATTGTCCTGTCTGCTGTCGGCCCGGCAGTAACAATATATGAAGTGCCGATTGTACCTGCACCCGTCTTTTTTAAAAGAGCATTTCCTGTTGGTTCCGTATATGCCGCCGCCGAAGAAGTGCTTACTTTTGTTTCAACTGCCGTTTCTACCGCTTGAATAGCGGCTTTCGCTGTCTGATTATCTGCAATAGTGGATCCCGTAAACGCACCAAAATTAGTAGCTTCACTCGCAATACCTAACGCTGTCAAAGTATCATCTACGTGTAGGCTTGCCTGAGTAGGATATGATATTGCCGTACAATATTCAGCATTACCGGAAGCATCGACACCGAGAGGATAACTACCGGCATTACAGTTTGTGGGGTCAGCCGCAAGGGCGGAGGCTGTATCTGCCGCTCCTGCCGTAGCTGGTTTGTCGGTTGTAAGGGCAAGGGTTCCTGTCGTTGTTGGTAATGTTAATGCTACTGCACCTGAGTTATCACCTACCTGTACTGTAGTCGCCCCCTGTGCATCATAGAATAGTATATTTGTACCACCATCTAAACTACCGTCAAGGCAAGCACCGCCCGTACAATCTCCTACACTTTCCACATCTCCTGATCCAGCCGGTGCGTTTTCAGTACACTTAAGCCCGTCTGCCGTTGCAAATGTACACCATTTTGTATCAGTCATAGTACCAAACGTTGGCAGTCCGGTTGCACTTAGCGTCCCATCTATCGCTACGGAAGTTCCAGCCACTATCTTGATAAAGTCGGGATTCGTGTCAGGCCCGATTATTAAGTCGTCCTGAAGAACACGAATTCCATATTCATTTATTGTCCCATCATGATCGGCAGCAGTATAGAATTTCGCATACCCGCCGTTATCTGAGCCTGTGGCAGCCCCATACAAATCAAGCAATCCGTATATGGTATCGTTGCCTCCAAGTTTAAGATTTCCACCCGTAGCCGTAACGGACAGGCCGGTTAAGGCATCATTCGCGGTTACGTCATCCCCTGTTATCAATCCCGTAGATGTGAAAAATCCTGTTACGGTAGCGCCGGGGCCACCATCTGTAGTCGTGAGTTTGAGAATGTCATTTGACCCATCAGAGCGAAAGGCAATGGCCGCGTTCTGGTTATCAACCATCGTCCACGTGATAGCTCCCGCATTGGTTATGGTATTAGGTAATCCCACAGAGGTTACGAATGTTGGAGCAGTCGCACCTACCAGTGCTCCACTTCCTACTTCATCAGTGACAATGGTGAATATTTCGGCTGATGTATCAATGTCTTCCTCTGCTATTCCTACGCCACCACCACTTATTACTTGAGCGTTACCAATGCTTGCGATACTTAGAAAAATCAGTAGCGATAAAAACAATTTCTTCATTTTATACTCCTTGGTTGTCAGAAAATTAATTTATTCTAAACATTGGTGCGGACATCTGAAAAGTTAATTCTTTACCACAATGAGGACATTTTGGTACTTTATCGACATCCCTTAGTTTTATTATAATCTCAAAGTACTTTTTACAATCTTTACAAATATATTGGTACATAGGCATATTAAGCCCTCATATAGGAATTAAATGGAGATTCCCTGTTTTCTGGTTTACGATTTATCATCTTATAATTGAATGAAGGTTCTTTGAAAAGACCCTCCCACACCATATTGAAGTGACTCCACTTCTGTTGTGGTTCATCTTTAGAATCTTTCTGTAGTGCTTGTTCTCTGTTAGTCCATTGTTCTTTACGCCAATTGTACATAAACTCTATAGAGTTACGACAATTGTCAAGAATCCAGATAGTTGGTAAGTATTCTGTTTTACCATTACGTTGTACAGAATTATTGAAAGGGACACCGACCAGTCTAGAATTTGCGATACGCATTCTGATCTCGTCTCTACCACGAGTTGACTTGGTGTCCCATGTAGTCCAATAACCACCTGTACCACGACCGTCTTTTCTTAACTCATGCATATAACGATTAATATCATCAACGACAGATAGACCAGTATTAGACTGTGTTTTAGATGCTAATGGATCTATCTTATTTATAAGGTATTTGTAGTCAGATGATTTATCTGCTATAACACCACATATATCAAGAGTGACCATGTTTTCAGGGGAAGGATAGAATTCGTTCCAAATGAACGCCTCATTCTGAGGACTAATTGACATCCATCCTATTGCCCAGTTATTATGGTCATGATAATCTATTCCCCTAGCATGTAACCATGAGAATGGTATACCAGTAGGAAAGTACTTTTCTTTATTTATAACGTGTGTTTTCTTATCGAAGTTTTTGAAGATCCTACCACTAATCTGTTTAAAGAGTCCATAACGCCTAATGTCTATTATGTCGTCATCGCCTATAGTATCGAACTGCCTATCTATAGTTTCTTTATCCAGGGTAGGATTGTCATCAGTGGCAGCCATAATGATTGCTATTGACCTACCACTGTCTATATGCTCTATTTGATTTACATCTTTACTAGTTCTTTCTTTTATTCGTTGAACTATAGCTGGAGTTCTTATGATTGTAGAAGCTCTTTCGTAGAATTCATCGAATTCCCAGTCTAAGTATTCTTGGGCTGGAGTGAGAGTAAAGATCATATCGCCACCAGAAGCTAGAAGACGAGGCACTTGTTCTTCGTAAAAAGCCTTCTTACAATGCTCATCAATCCATACTCTACGCCTCTGTACTCCAGCTTGAGCTTGGACATCTTGACTAAAAGAAACGAACTCTATATAGAGATCTGGTCCACCCTGTGGATCTTTCAGTGTAAGTACTGGTTTTCTTATTGAGATGTCTTTTTTTATTAATGATGGCGGAAGCCATTTCTTGAACTCAGGATACTGTGTATTCCTAACTTCCTTGCCCTCTGATTCCATTGGTAGTGTTTCTGACGCAAATCGTAATACCCTAATACTATCAGTAGGACGTATATTCTTAGACTCTACTGGTAACATACCTAGTATACTCATTACGTTCCAAAATGAAACATTAGAGGTTTTCATGGCTTGGTTCCCAGTAAACAGACCTATGATATTAGAATCACAGTACATTAACTGTTTAAATGCCCATGTAGGTTTGAAAGAAAAGAATCCAACCCAGTCATTTAACAAGAGCTTTTCTTTTTCGGTTATATTCAATTTATCTAAATTATATTTGTCTTCCATCTAACTCCATTAATATAATATTCCAAAAAGACAGACTGTGTTCCCTGCTGCACCATTTAAGTGTTTCAATGGGTTCCTCCCTAATAAAGTATGCCGAAAACATAAAACGTATTTGTTGCTCCTCCTGCATGACTTCCTACTGTTGCATAAATTATTTTCCCTGCCGCATAACTTGTCAATTTGACTGGTGTAGCATTAGGCACTGGTTGTAGAATAGCCGCATCATATTGAGCATCTAAATTTGATAATGTCTGAGCAGAAAGGAAGTCATCGGCTACGTCGGGACCGGATATGGCAACCGTTGTACCTCCCGCATCTGCCCCAACCACTACCACCACTTTTGTTAGAACAAGCCTTCTCCCTGACGGTACGGTATAAAGGGCAGTTACCCCGTCTGCCCCAAAGGACACGTTGGCCACTGCAAGGCATGGTTCAGAAAAACCACCATTCATTACCGTAGAATAGTCAGGGCCATATATTATATTATTGACATTCGTTGTTATTGCCGGGACGACATAGGCAGATATATCATTATCATAAGCCGTGGTTATTGTGATGGCAGATTCACCGAGCAAGGATAATTTCGATTTATCAACCCTGTAAAAAACGCTTGGTTTTGCCCCTGCCGCCCAATAAGGTGTTGAAATATTAGCACCTACAAAATGTGTATATCCTGTCCCTGGAGCATCGGCTGTACCGTTATTATCAAAAAAGATATAATGGTCAACACTTTGAAATCTAACATTGTCAAGAGTAAGCCCAGATATTGCCTGAGAAGACGCACTCTGCGTTTTAAAATGAATACCGTTATCAGGATTAGTTCCCGTTGATTCACCAAAGACGTTTCTAAGCGTAATAGGCATTGTAGTGGGTGAGCCATCGGTATCTATTTTGATTTCGATGAAACTATCCCCGCCCGTTTTCCCAATCAGTGTCCCATCAAACATGAAATTCCCCGTTGAGCTTCCGGCATGGATACGAAGTGAAGTAGATGTTGCCGTATTATCCATGTTTGCAATATTCCCACCAAACCATTTCTCTTTTTCCATTGATGAGCCGGTGAGTCCACCTATAGAATCCTCATCTTCCTGTGATAAATGAGCCGCACAGATAGGCGAATTGACATAAATATATGTTCCATAATGTTCATTATCCTCACTTGCCACGTTGTAGTAACCGGCGATTGAGAATGTGCCGTATATTTTTAAGCCATAAAATTTATGTTGTCCTGCGCTTGCCGACGATGCCCGACCAAGAAGTAAGCCTGTTTTGGGGATGGATGTTGAATCTCCTTCAAGTTCAATCCCGTTCCATGTAACAAAAATAGAGCCGACTAAAGAAACAATCGCATTGCCAGTGTGCGCTCCCTTTATACGGGTTCCATATGTGCCAAGCTGTCCACGCTTTCCAGTTAAGGTGATACCCATTATGTCTTTAGCGTCTATTTCAGATGAGGTAAGATACACTTCTGGTTGAAATATGACCTCTCCATGCTGTGTTTTAACGGCATCAATAGCGGCTTGAATCTCTACGGTCATGTCGGTAGTGCCGGGGGTTGTATTTGCTCCGAACCATTCAGGGTAGGATTCCTTGAGGCCGGTAACTGTGCCTGTGCCGGAGAAGATTTGATAAGGACCGGTATCGAGAGTACCATTGACAGTGATAGTAAAGCCCGTTGTTGTAATCAGAGATCCTCTATCTATCTTCAATGTCATAGTTGTAGGTATTGTCATATTGGCAGATAATGCTTCTGAATAATCTAGGATTAAGGTCGTAGTTGACGAACCTATCATAGCAATCGCATCTGCAAGTGTTCCGAACCATTCTGTATGTGCTAATTGAAGTCCAACTACAGAACCAGCACCATCAAAAACCTGATAGGTTCCGATTGTAGGTTGATACAAGAATGTGAGTGTTTTACCAACATTTATTGAATATACTACACCTTCTGGTATAGTGATATGTGTTCCAACTACAGTATCATCACTTATTGTATAAGTACCTAATACTGTTTCGTATACTGTTATATTTTCATAGGTTTTAGTTTCGTAAGATGTCTTACTGACTGTTATATCGAATGTCTGGCTACTATCGTAATCGAATCTATCTATGTAGAATTCAAAATAACCATTAGCTTCGGTAGTTATTGTATTAACTGCTGTAGTTGATGCTAATGTAGTATATACTGAAGCAGCAGTAGTTGTGTCTGCTAAGAAGATAGAAACAGTAGCACTAGATATTATATTACCTTGAGAGTCTCTTGCTATCCTAAAGTATTTCTGTCTCACGATAACTCCTTAGAAATATAGAGAATATTTTACTATAGCGTTGTTACCGTTAACAGCGTTTATTGCCTTGAAGTTCTTTATGCTTTCTGTACCAGTTACAAAAATAGACTGTCCAGATGTCAATTGATGACCAAGGTTAGTACCAGCTGTAGCTGTAGGAGTTGTACCATCAAAACATACATTAACTGCTTCTGTCTGTACTGTAACCAATAATGTCTTAGGTTGTGACCAACTTATTATCTGGAATAAATTACTCGCTATTACACAAGTACCAGTAGATGTTCCACCAGTTAGTGTTTCAGCCTGGAATGTACCAGATTTAGCTCTTAGTAAGAGCATACCAGTATCACTAGATCCACCAGTACCATTGTCTCTAACAACCCTTACTATTCTTGCAGTAGCATTAGAAGTACCACCAGTTACTACTTCATTATCGATCAAAGCGGCTGTTCCACCAGTAGAATAAGGAACCCAATGGGTAACTAAACCATTGATATTAATAAGATATGGACTTAATCCTTTTGCTGCCGTCAAGGTAGTCAGTGTACCTGAAAATTGAGCCTGACCGTAATCGTTTGTAATTATCATAGGTTCCCCCTATTATTTGAGATTTGCTACCCTTATTCTTTCTAGTGTATTCTTTACAGCTTGATCTACTCTTTTATCTATAGTCTTCTGTCTGAATACCCAGGTTACTGGACCTATTTCTTTCTTTATGCTATCAGACAGTATTTCTGCATCTATTTCTCTCATAACCTCTATTACTGTGTTTATTGTTATTGTTGCCTGTGTTATGATTGAGTTTAAGAACATGCAAGCACCTCTATACTCCTTATTGTACCAAGTGGTATAGCTAACATCATTCCAGAGATATCTGCTTCTAGATTCGCAGACATAGACAGAAACAACATCTTTTTGTCTTTAGTTATGTAATAACCTACTGATTCGTATTTAGATGCCTCTGTATGCTCATTATAGTCGTATTGCTTGTTATTCACCCATCCTGAGTTATCAGAGATAATATCATTCCATTTAACTCTCAGGATTTGGTATCTTTTTAACGTCCTCAAAGTCTGCATCAATGACTTCAACATTATTCAATTTCTCCACAAAACTGTCCAATAGACCCTTAATAATAGGATTTATGATCGTCTTGTTATCATTGTATATTACCTGTATGCCATGAGAAGGTGTATTATTCAGGATTCCAGTTGACTGTAATAACTCCTTTGTAGCGTCATATCCTATTCTTTTATCAACGGAATCGTTTTCTTTATTAGTCGCATTCTGTATCCAGTGTTCCATGTTCTTTACAGCAGCTGGTACAAATGAGGCTAAACGAGCTTGTTCGGACTCGATTATAGATTTAACGTCATCCCTTTGACATATAGTCTTAACCCTTGTTATACTTTTTAACCCTACCGCCCTACCAATCTTTTCATAACCGAGTCCTTTAGCTCTTAATTTACCAATTACTACATCTCTTCTCTTCTTACCTACTCTATGTTTATCGTATGGTGCAGATGCACCCTTACCAGTTATTTCGTCCATTTTAGTTGATTAACTCCGAATTTGGCATTATGATCTCTGATTTCTGTGGAATCAGTTCTATATTAACCAGTGTCTTAATCAGGTTGTTTCTTATCCAATCAGATACATTTACCAGATTTTCGTTAGTTTCCACTGTTGTATTAGCTAGATACTGCTGACCATTGTAAAAAATACCATAGATAAACGTTACTTTTGTTGGATCTAGTTCTATTACTTGCGGGATTTCTTCTTCTTTTTCTTCGAACACGCCATCTTTTTCCTCCATAGTTATAACCTTATTCTTCATATGCATGTACCTTACCGGAATTGTCTTTCCATACTACTATCTTTTTGTCAGATACAGCCATTTCGTAACCCTTTTTATCAGTGGTAGTGAATTTATTCGGATTCTTACTTCTTTTTAGATTTAACTCGTCTTTTAATATTCTCATTTTACCACCATTTTGGAGCCAACAGTAGGAATCGAACCCACGACCATCTGCTTACAGGGCAGTTGCTCTTCCGTCTGAGCTATGCTGGCATCTGTTTTATTGATATTCTTTCCCTTTATTGGTATAAAAATCAGTCATTTTATGGCATTTAGGGCATTCTAACTTATCTGCATCCCATACATAAACAGCCTGTGCTTCATATCCGCAACACGTGTACACTATTCTATAAGTAACCCATATTGGTCTATAATCATCTAATTCTATTATATTGGTTCTGATTAGTTTTTCGTTCATAGTGAGTATTTTCCAGTTCGCCTGTTCTAAGTAAGTAAGTAAAAGAAAGAATAAAAACCCAACCAAAAACAAAAACAACCTATAGTAAGTATAATACCTATTTTATCGGTTGTCAAGGGCTTTTCGGATTTATTTTTTAACTATTTTCAGTTTTCCTATAAAAACAAGTACTTACCGGCCCCCTATTTTTGGCCCTATTTTTTTCTAGGATTACCTAAATTTACTATATCTAGTGGTCTAGTTAACCTCCCCCCATTTCGGTTTCTTCGAAAGCCACCATATGTAGTAGTTAGGTCAGTTATTGAAACTCCTACCTGTGGTACGTGTAGGCTATTAGAATAGATTCCTGTGTTGGGTGTAGAGATATATCTACAGACTCGGAGTCTCCGCTACCTGTGCTCCCTCCCTACGGTCAGTCACCTCAGGAACTACAGTCCAAAGCAGTCTTAAAGCTCTATATAAATTAACTTGGAGGTAGGTTGGAGGGTGCAGGCACAGTACATACTATTTCCTTTAATTCATTTACTTACTCTTCTTACTATCCTTATGTACTTATCTTATTATGATTAGCGTGCCTGCTCGGATATAAGGGAGTAAAAGATCTTTCTTTTCTTATACTTATCTTATGAAGTATATATCTTATTAGAGGAGGATTATATGTTAACATATGATGAACTATTACAATATTGGGGTGAATATGCATACATGGGTTGGTCTGAAACAGATGTAATTGTACATAATGATATGTATACTGAATGGATATTTAACGATTATCAAATAACTACAGCATAATACAATTGGTCGTAGTCTGAAAGGATTACGGCCTTTTCTTTTCTTTCCTTTCTTTATGAAGGAAAATATTATATTAAAAGGAGGCTATTATGCCTAAGACAGACACAAATGAAGTTATCGTTCGTAAAGTATGTATCAAACAACGTAACATGGCAATTGAACAACATCGCTTTCACAAGGGCAAATTTGATGATCCTGAAACAGTTGATAAAGAGTATCATAAGAGAAAGATGCAGTATTGGGGTGGCCGCATAACTGCATTCAATGATGTATACTCAGTATTCACAAGATAACAAGCTCCTGGTTTCTTCATGGTTCTTCCCAGCAGACAAAAAAAGAACCATCGGCTTGTAACATTATAGGGACATTGGTTGCAATATACGGGTAGTAGACGTAGGCTTCCTTTGTCCCTATTTTTATTCTATTCTAAGGAGTATAATATGACTAGAAAACGTTTAGCCTGGGATATATTGATACTATTGGTTGATCTTGGACTATGGTATGTATTTATTAAGATTGTAGTTAGTTTAATAAAATAAGGAGGTTCAAATGCTAAGCATAATAGAAGCAAATAAAGAATTCGATAATAAATTCAATGATGTATGCAGTGAATGTGGTTCTCAAAGGACACATGTTACCAAAGACTACAATATATGTCTCAATGGTTACTGTGACAATTGTTCTACTTATGATGATCTTGGTCAGGTTATAACAAATATGTAAGTATTAAGGAGGGGAAGATTTTTCTTTCTCTCCTTTCTTTTTTGAAAGGAAATTATCTTTATTATAAGGAGAATATATGGACAATACAAGAGAAATAGTATATGAAAGTGAATGTGGTATAATTTATAAAGATGAATTAACTTGTCTCTACTGTATTAATAGGGAAACATGTTACTTTGTAGATGATCCTTATAATACTGGTGGAGATTGTTTGGCTTCAAAATAACTTAAAGGAGGTGTGGCATGGGCCATACAATGATAGTTTGGCAAGGATCTCAGTATTATGTTAAATGGTTTTATGATTCTCGTGGAAGATTGTACTATATGTTGCCTTGGGGTCAGATAATATCTGATAAGAAGATAGAATGAAGTACATAATATGCCTCTTATTTGCATTCTTTTGTGCCTCTATTGCATTTTTATATGGTAGGTCGATAAGTAAGCCATCCTATGAGTCTTGTATAGTGTATTATGACAATTGTAAGATTAAGATGATACATTATAATCCTACAGTTTATAAATTCAATTGTGAAGATCTGGAGGAATAAATGAAAATAGCCATAGCTGAAATAGAAGTAGCATTGAAAAGAATAAGGAAACATGTTTGTGATAACGAAGAAAAGCTTAAACTATCTTATATGACATATAAAACAGTTCTTGATACAATGGAACAATTAACAAAGTTCTTAAGAAACTTCCTATGAAATGGACATATAAACACCATAAGAAACTTGCTGATATATTATATTTTATTAAAAGGATAACATATACACTTGATAGATATTCATGGGATAGAGCACATTATAAGTATTTAAATAAAATAAATGGTACACATTTTCATGTAAATAGTTTATTGGAATCTTGGAGATAATCAAGTAATCAAGATTAAGGAGGTAGTATGTCAAAAATAAGTTATTATTACGATCCACAAGATAGCTTAAATTTAGTAAAAAAACCAGGTTTAGTCTGTGATATGTGTGGTATGTTAAGCAAAATTGAACCTTATCATAAAAACACTATGATATTTATGGGAGACGATACCCATTATCATCTTGATTGTGCAATAAAAGAATTAAAAAATGTCACAAAATACAAAAAAAAGCTTAAGAAACTTATTGAGGAGGTAGCATGTCAAGAGAAAACTTAGTACTAACAGAATCTGGTATGAGAAGAGCGATTCACGATATGAACCATGCAGAGAAAATGTATAAGCATTTCAATCATTATGGAGAATTTGATGGATTCAATAAAGAGAAACTTGCTGCTCAATACTGGAAAGGTCGTCTTACTGAAATACGTAACAGTTACAAATCATTGAAAGAAACAAGAGAAAAACTACTAAAAGATTTACGATGATCCCCCCAGTTGGTAGCAAATGGCATCATAAAGAAAGTCCTCGGTGTACTTATACAAGGGTATCAGATAAAGAAGCATCTGAACATGGAAAAAAACCAGGAAGTGATAGGTTCTGGTCAAGTTATGATGGTTATTATTATCGGACAAGTATAGATGCTAATATTGTAATAGACACATTAATTATAGGAGATGAATAATGTTCTTAGTTATAGAATTTGAAGATGAATGTCAAACAATAATAAATGATTCGTCTGTATGTGAAACAATTGAGGAAGTAGAAGAAACATTAAACAACAAAGAAAGCCTCAACCCAATGAATCCTAATAATTGTAAAGTATACCATATAGACTTGGATGGAGATCATATACCTATAGTAAAAAAGAAATATTATAAATATACAATAAGTGACAATAACTAAAAAAGGAGTAAATTATGTTATATCATTCTTGTGGTAAACAATTAGCATTAACAAAGAAAAGAATTGTAGAACTTACACCTGGAAGAAGCAAAGATGGATCGATGATTGGTAAATGGCCCACTTGTCCACATTGTCATAGAATCTTACGACCTCAAGATTGTACAGAAACAGTCTTGTTTGTAGATGCTATAAGCAAAATGTCTGTTAAGTCTATGGAAATAGGCAAAATGTTTATAGAATCTATAGGTAAAATGTCAGAGAATTGGGTATAAGAAGTTTTTTTTCTTTTCTTTCTTCTCTTTTTTGAGAAGAATTTATTTTACTAACTAAAAAAAAGGAGTAACAAATGGAAAAGATCGAATGGTTAAAGACAGTAGCATTCCCAGAAATTAAGGCAGACCCAAAGAACAAAAATAAGGGTCTTATCCCAAGATTTCATCAGCAGTTATCAGACAGATTTTACGGAGGAACAAAAGAAAGTCTGAGCAAGATTTGTAATGATCTTGCCACGGATGGAACACTTTTCAAAGCTTTCGTAAAATTCAAAACATCTGATTCTGATAAGATTGATGATGGAAAGGTTGTTGAAGGACCACACAAAGGAATGAAGCTTTCCAAAGATGGTCGTCTCTCGACACCAATATATTGGCTCACTGATGATCCCGAAATACCTACATATTTCAAGAATCAGAACAACAGAGCTGAAGCCTATCGTATGGGCCAGAAAGAATTTGGGAATACAGATATAATGTAATCTGATCCTGGATAGGATCACTTGACCCAAGCTTATCTTGCGAAACAAAAAGACCTGGGATATGTCTATAAACTATCCCTATTTTTATTCTAACGGAGGTACAATGAAAAAAGCTATTATATTCATAGAAACTGGTGAAGTAAGATGTCCAAAAAAAGATGAATGGTATAAGTATAACGATTTTAATATATGTAAAGCAATCCGTGATTTTACAATATCTAAGTTCCCAATATATAAAATATACGCGTCTAAAAGAAATAAATGAATAAAAAGATACTACAAATAGTTAAGAAAGGTAATTATTTACAGATTATACAACAAAGTCATAGAGGCAGATCATTTGGTAATGATGGAAATGAGTTTATGGCTAGTAACGGATATTATCTTTCTTCTGATAGTTATCCATATATGTATGATGCAAGACTTTGTGTAAGGGGTGTAACTAGAAGCAAAGACAATGATTTAATACCCATTATAGAATCATGTCTAGATCAATTAAGACAAGCTGTAGCTGAATATAATAACATTTTAGAATACAAATCTATAGAGGAAGTATAAATGCCAAGAGATGATTATCCAGAAATAGCGGATTTGTTTTATTTGTTAGAGGAAATAGGTAAAGGAGAATATACATTTAATATCTTCAAAGGAAACAAAACGGAGCATGGTATTAAATTCTTACTAATATCTATAGAATCCAAGAGTGATAAAGCACATAGTCAATTATCTACTATATTGAATGAAGTTGAATGGACAGGAATATATGAAGAAGCTACAGATTTTTCTGTAACCATTAGTAATTCAAGCAAAACAATAAGAATAATAATATTCTTTGAAGAAAATTCAGAAACATGTAGTTTTGGATTACAGTCATTTATTGAAAAAACACAATACAATGAAGGGGAATGTTGTGAAGATATTTGTAATAAATATAAAAGTTGTAAAAGGATTGGTAGAACATATTGTATTAGAATCAATGGAGAAAAATCAATAGGAACAAATATATATTTACAAGAGAAGTTTGAACAAGATATATTTATGGAAAATCTTTTATGTACGACAAAGTTCGTTACCACAATAAGAGATCTTATATTTTATGATACTAAAAATATAACTTCTAATTATTATCCAAAGGTGGCTGGGGTATGAATTTAAGCGAAATAAATAAATTAATTAAGGATTATTTTGGTAAACCATTGCATATAGAACTCAAGTTATCACTTAAAGAAGATTCGTATACCAATGAATTTATTAAGTATTATAACAAAAGATTAAAGGGAAGAGTTATTGCACTGGAACATCTTATAAAAAGTGAAATAGACAACAACAGATGGATTGTAAATGACGATTGTAACCTTGTTATGTTGTCAATCCCGTTTTTAGATAATACAGTAAAATGTGTAACCTGTTTGAATAGCAGTCTTCACCAATATTTATGTAAAAAGGATTTTGATACTTTAGATATGTTTTTTCATAAGATCGAAGGCTTATATAATCTTGATATTTGTGAACTTTATGCTTCAATGTTACACTATAATAGTAAACAAAAGATACAAAAGAATATGGAACAATTAACTAATGCTTGTTATAAAGAACAACAACAATGGTATCTATGAAATATGTATATATGAAATTTATTGATAACAGTTATACTTTCTTGAATAGTCACTTTGTTAAGGGAGCTGTAATGAGAATTGATAAGATTCAGGTTGAAAATAGCCCAAGTTATACATATTTAAGATGTTGGTATAAAAGAAAACTTTATTTCTTTACTAAAACCTTTTTAGAACCATGTAAACCAATTATAAATGAAAATGGGAGAATAGAATGGATATAAAACTTAAGGAGGAAGAATGAAATTAACTGTTGTAGGTAATGGAGAAGATGCACGTAATATTGCTTATGGTTTAAGATGTGATCGTTTCAGACTTAATGCTGATCTTGCTATAAGATATGGTAATATCAGAACTGTATCTAAAGTATCTGGTAAACCATTTCATTATACAAGAGAACTGAATTCAATACAAGCTATTAATAATGCAAGGAATAAGTTTAAAACTCTTTATATTTTAATTTCTAATGATATTCCAGTACCAAATTATGTAATTGCTACAAATGTTTCAGAAAATACAATTTCTGAAGGAATATGGTTTGGTAGGAAAAAGTTTCATACACAAGGATCTGATATTGTTATATGTAATAATCACCAAGAAATATTAAATAATTGTAGAACATCAGATTATTATATCAAATATATCCCAATTCGTAAAGAATACCGTATACATGTATTCCATGATAAGATTATCCAGGCTTGTATTAAGTATAAAGAAACTGGTAACGATGGTCATGGTGAATCTGAAGATATGATCCGCAATCTTGAACATGGATGGAAGTTCTCTGAACTAGAACAATGTAACCATAATGTAAAAGATTTAGCCATTAAAGCAGTTAAGGTCCTAGGTCTTGATTTTGGTGCTGTAGACATTATTAAAGGTATGGATGGCAAATACTATGTCCTAGAGGTAAATACTGCACCAGGACTCGATAATAAGCGTTTAAATGCCTATTTAGAGGTATTTAAATCCTATATAGAAGAACTTGAAAGACCTAATGTTAGAATGGCTGCTAAGGTAAAATACCCAGAGTGGTTTATTAACAAAAGAACAATATGTTTTGAACAGGGTAGAACAGATATTGATAATTGTTGTGTTGAATTTATAAAAGAATATTTATCACATGTCAATCACTAGAATATGTTCTGGAGCATGGGAATGCGGATACGGAGCTTATTGTGCTTGGTGGAGAGAATATCATGGAACTGGAGATGGGAAAGAACCAAAAGAAAATTTATATTCAGGATGCTCTGGTAATAAACATAAAATGGTTAAATGTATATATATAATAGGCCATAGAAACGATGATGAATAGAACAACATATATAATAGGTGACGAGGTAGAAAATGAAGATCATTAAAACCCAGAAAACTAAAATATGTCCCAATTGTATGTCTAAGGTAATAGAACAAACAAAGTTTAATACCTGGTTTGGCTGGAAAATAAGAGACGGTAGTGTATTTTGTAAAATGTGCGGTAAAGAGATAAAATGATTTATGGTATATGCATAGACCCAACTGGCGATTTAATAAAAGGAAAAATATACAAATTACATATACAAAACAAAGATTTTTGTAATACTAAAATGATAAAAAAAGACGGTAAAACACTATATGGAGACGGATATTTTAGGTGGAGATTTAAAGAAATCATAATAATAGGAGAGGAAAATTGAACATACTTAAAAAAGAAGAAGGAAACAGTTATTTTATAGTATTTGTAGATGATAATATAAGAAATATAAAAGAAGTAACCTTGCTAAAAGATGTAGACTTAAAGGAAGAAATTAAAAAAAGAAGAAATGCAAGTATATATGGAACTATTGAACTTTTAATTCCAGATATAATAAAAGATTTGGAAAAAGACAAAATTATAAAGATTCCAGAAAAAGAAACACATAAATTTATCATATCAAATCTAAAAAAGGAGATTGATTAATGTCAGAAAAAGAAATAAAACAGGAAATGTTTGAATTATCAAATAACAAAAAAGTCATGGGTGTAAGACTCAATTACAAGAGTAAAATAGGATTTGATTGTTTCCTGTACAAACCATTGAAAACAAATGAAGATTATTTAGATGACAGATATGTATTATATGATGAAATGTCTGGAAAACCCTTATGTTACGTTCAACAGGATTTAGATGTATCACTGGAAAAACTAGGTGTTTTTATTAAAAGAAAGACAGAGTATGAGAACATCATAAACATACATAACAAAATGGTTAGTGATGGAGTAATATTACCTAAATTTGCGAAAGATATCAAAATAATCCTCCAGTTCGATAGTAAAAATATACAGTTTCCTAAAACCGAATATCTTCAAGATTTTGTGGAATTCTCAGAGTTAAATAATTATTTTGAAAATATCTATTGTCATCAGACTGGTAATAACCAAAATGATTACCTACAGAATAATACATGTTATATCTTTTGTGGTGGATTGCTTGGGCCAAAAGGATTGAAACACGAAGAAAAAAGAGTATATTTAGATGAAGATCTAATCCCCTTTGTAGATGTATTTGATTATATGCCAATAAGATACAAAGGTGTTACATCCAGAGATATTTTATTTTATACTGTGTATGCTGGTAAAAAATACATTCTAGGTAACTATATATATGATATGAATACCCTGGCTTTATCTGATATATCACATGGTAATGATTTTCAATGGGTTAAAGAATTTATAGACTACTTGAAAAACAATATTTTAACGAAAAACAAAGAAAATCATAGTAACAAGATTATCTTGACAATCGGGGCAGATCCTGAGTTTGAATTACATGTTAATAATAGAAACGTATGTGGAACAGAATTGCAAACTGGTAACAGATTGAGGACTAAAATAGGCTGTGATGGTTCTGGTAGGCAAATGGAATTTCGTCCTGATCCAAAGAAAACACCAGAAGATGCTACTAACGAAATATTATCTATTATAGATTCTATATCATATCATACAGTTAGATGTGATGGGGATCAAGAACCATTGGGCGGACATATACATTTTGGAATAACAAGAAATGGTATAGCTGGAAAAATAAGATACAACGCAGATATGATAAAAGCTCTTGATATGTTCCTTGGTAAACATGTAAAACAATTTTCTGGAAAAGCAAGATCAGGGTATGGAGCATTATCTGATGCAAGGGATCAACCTTGGGGTTTTGAGTATAGAACTCCACCAAGTGCTATATTCTTTACAAAAGAAATGTCTTATATATGTTATAAGATTGCATATAATATTGTAGATTATCTAATAAAGAATAAAACCATGTCTATATCAATTTCTCCATCTTATGAAGATTATAGTACATATGCCGGTTTAACAAAGAAGGAATATAATTATTTTATAAACTTTGGAGATATATACAATAAAGAAACAAAACAGAAATCGATAACAGATAATTGGGTATCGAAGAAACCTAATCCATTAAAAATAATATTTTATGATACTTGGAGCAATGAAATAAAAGAAAAATATAATAAAGAATTGATAAATAGTGTTACAACAAAACCAGTAACAATATGCTTATATGGTATAAAAGAAGAAAGGGGAGTAAAAGCAGTCTCTGGATTAAATAGAGTAGCAACGAACTTTACTTGTGATTTGATAGCTCACCCAAAAGATTCACACTGTGAAGAGGGTATTGCAATAGGGTTCGGTAAATGGTTTAGAAATAACTATGATAATTCGTTTAGTTATATATGCAACGAGATAAAAAACAAAATAGGGATAGCTAACGCTTCTATGGAACCAATAACCACAATTAATCTATTCCCAGAAGAAATGTTAAACAAAAGTAAAAAACCAAATAACATAAATGGTAGGATTTATGCTGAAGAAGTATATGAAATTAGAAATTCACAAGAAGATGAGTTATAAACATGTGTATAATAGCTATATGCGAGGAAAAAACATTACCAAAAGAAGAATTCTTCAAATGTTTTGAATCTAACAGAGATGGATTTGGTTTTTCATGGAGAGGAAAGGAAAAGGTACAATTTATAAAGGGTTTGATGAAAGTAGACGAAGCATGGGATGTTTATAATAAGTTTGTAACTATTGGAGAAAATCTATTCCCGCATATTCTACATTTCAGATTAGGATCACCAGTTATACCAGAACTAACACATCCATTTATAGTAAGTGAAAACAGTGAGTTATATAAAAACTCAAAGAAAGCTCGCAAAAAGGTACAATTTGATAGTGTATTGTTTCATAATGGTATAATATCAGGATGGAAAGATATGCTTATAAATATGTTTGTAGCTAATGGTAATATCCCAGAAGGTGAGTGGTCAGACACAAGAATGGTAGCTATAATGGTTAACAAACTTGGTAATGAGGTATTGAATTACATCTCTGGTAAATATGTATTCTTTTCTCAAGATGAACTATTTGTAAGCGGAAAGTTTGAAAAGGATTCAGACTTAAAGGGGATTCAGTTCTCTAATAGTAGTTATAAAGTATATAGAAAATCATATCTTAAACCAGTAACACCGTATTCTCAGTATCACTCTGAATATAATTATAATAATACATTGTTTTCATTGAATAAATCACTACATGAAATAGATGAGTTCATCATATAAAGATGATTGTAATATGCCAAGCTAGAAAAATATGCAAAGACAAGGACTGTATACATCGAATACCGCATCTAGTAGATAATATGTGTGATGAATACTCATGTGAAGACTATGATATAGCAATTAAGGAACTTTATCCAGGTGATATTTTTTGTAAACCATACATCATTGAATAAGATTGTTGAGGGACTGGAATTCAAGTTCCAGTTCCTCTTTATTCATTTGTCTTATTTGCTGAGAATATTTTCTCAATTCCTCAAACTTTTCTTCACCAATACGGTCTATTATAAACTTACGGAACTCTTCATATTTCTGGTGTGCCCAGTATATATGATGGTAATAACAAAGACTTATACCGTTGTCTAAGTTCCATCTAGTAGAATTATAAGACCTAGAAAAGATATGGTGAGCTTGTACTGGTTTCTTACCACATACCACACAAGACTTATCTCTATCTCTAATTAATCTAGACCATAAGATGTCTAGATCTTTTTTCCGTAGTGGTTTGTTTTTAGGTTTGGTTTTAATACCTTTGGTATTTGTTTTCCTTTTTTTCATTGTTTAATCCATTTGCCGCATCCTAAACATCTTAGGAACGTTTCAGTTTCCTGGTGTTCACACTCCAAGTATGACTTATAGCCTTCTAGTTGTCTTAATTCATCCATCCAATCTTTTTGAGGTAAATATGAAGCTTTTTCAATATATTCTGTGGTTTGTTCTGGTGATATGTTGGCTTGTGCCAATTGTTTTATGCGTTGAAGGGGTAATTTTGATATCTGGTCTTCTTTACCTACAGCAAAATTGTGTGTGTCCATAAGATGTTTTGCATCGGTGTAACTAATATTAAGTTCTTTGAGTAGTCCTATCCAATCCTTAACATGGGAGGCATAGTGCATATAAAGCTTCTTATCCTTAATATAGCTGAGTATTTTTCCTATTTCGATGTAGTATTGTATGTACTTTTCATTGTTATCATTAAGGGTATCGATAAGATCGAATAGTTCTTTAGTTTTAGTTTCGTTTATCATATTGACTTCGTTGTATTAGGATTAGCGAAATCCATTACTTTATGTGTTAATGTCTCTAAGTCCTTAACATCTCTCTGACAATGATCTAAGATCCATCCTAATGCCTTCTGGTTGCCTTGTACAGCATGTCTCCAAGTATTGCCGTCAAAGTGTGTTTTGAGAGTTCTACCAATGAGTTCGTTGCAAGCTGTTTCAAGTCCTGAACGGTGAAGTTTGAATTTATTCTTAATAATGTAATACACATCCTTGTGAGAAATAGAACCGAATACTGGGAAAGGAAGATGATTGGAGACAGCACGAGTTCTAATAAATTTAAGATCAAAGCCAGTACCATAGTAGGTATATATAAGATTGAATTGAGACATGTCATGAATAAGCTCCTTTACTAGTTGTTTGTCTGGTTGTTTCTTGTTAAGAGCTTCTTCTTCAAGTAAATGTCTACCAAGTATAGTATCTTCTCCTTCTACTTTAATACAATATGCTAGCATTATACCAAAATCAGCGTCCAGATTAGAAGTCTCTATATCTAGATAACCTACTCTGTTTTCATCTGGATTCTCTGTAAGATAACAGTTATAATGTTCGGCATATGAGTGTCCATGTTTACAAAGATGATTTGCTAACCATATGATTTTACTCTTTTTAAGAAGATGGAACGGGCATTTAGGCATTATTTACTCCTTATTATGGTTTCTATTTCTTCATAATGTGTACAATTTCCATATTCTGACTTAGTAACTAGTTTTTGAGAAAAGTAATTAAGGATATAACATTTGCAAGTATTTGATTTAGAACAATAATGGTTGTTACATTTAAGGGTTTCTTTTAATTCTTTTTTCATCTTTTCCTCTCTGGAAAGATTTTCTTTTTCTTTATTACGACTGGTATAAACATAATCATATAAATAGAGTTTGTCAAGGGGCAAACCAAAAAAGGAGAACAAGTGCCTATTAAAACAATAGTAGTAAAAACAAATATTAGTTATACAAATGAATATTGTCATGAAGATTGTAATTATCTTGATTATGATGATGATTATTGTAAACTATTTTTACAAGATATAAGATATATAGATCATAAAGATAGAATAGACGATTATCATCCAAATAAACGATGTGATAAGTGCAAGGAGGCTAGAATCATAATATGAAATTCCACTGTATAAACTATATAGTAGGTAAATGTCCAGAACAAAGTACTGGTGAAACCTGTGATAGTTATAATGGTAACAAAGTGATGAAATGGCTTGATAACACAGAGATAGAAGATTACAATTTGTTATTTATCAATAAAACATTGACTTGTTCTTATGGTTTTGTATATAGATGGGTAGGAGTAATAGAATGAAAGGAGATAATATAGTTGTTCTATCCAACTTATAAACATATAGAAAAAAGAATCAATAAGCATATAGAACCAAAGATATTAGAACAAATAAAGCTTAATAATGCTTTTATAGCTGGTGGTGCATTAACTTGTATATTCCAGGATAAAGAACCGAATGATATAGATATATTCTTTAAATCAGATAATATAGATTATTTTAATGTATTTAAAATGTGGCTTAATAGTTATGGTATAATTTTATCAGATACAGATAATGCGATAACTGGTCAATATTATAAGAATAGTATACAACTCATAAAACCTGGTTGTATGTATGGAACACCAGAAGATGTTATATCAAGGTTTGATTTTACTATCTGTATGGCAGCTTATGATCCAGAGTTTGTTGAAGCTGGAACACACTTACTAGCATTAGATGACAGGTTTTTACCAGATCTTAGTTCTAAAAAACTTATATATAATCCTAATTCAATACGTCCTCTAAGCACTTTAAATAGGCTTCAGAAGTTTATTGATAGAGGTTATAGTATAAGTGGCATAGAACTGATTAAACTTGGTCTAGCGATCAATTCTAGGGAAATAAAGACCAATTCTGACCTAAAGAACGAGATCCTTGGTATAGATTCTGTGTTTCTTAAGAGTTATTTAAATGAATTATCTAATGAAGAAGAGTTCAATTATGAAAAAGAACAAGCAAGGCTAGATAAATACCGTGAGGAAATATAAGACCTTGACAAACACACAAAAGATGATTACACTTAATAGTATTCGAAGAAGATTTTCACTAAAAAGAAGAGTAAAGGAGAAATTATGTTAGTATCTACAGTAGAAAAAGTAAAAGAGCTTCAAAAGAATGGTAAAACAATGTATCTTGTTACACTTGAAGGACAGAATTATATGTGCTTTGATGCAAAATGGGCTGGTTTAGCTGGTAATGTAGTAAAATATGATAAGATCATGAAAGGAGACTTCACCAATCTTAAATTGATAGAAGTAGTAGGTAAAAAAGAAGGCTTTGAGTTCGAGAAAGAGGCCGGAAGTGGTACATCTTCATATGATACTCCTAAACCTAGGGTAATAGATACCAAAAGTATGGCTTTATTTGCCGTTAAAGATGCCTCTATAGCGTTTATTAACTCTGGTATGATTAAGACCCCAGATGACTGGTTTACATTCCTTAAAACAGCACTTCCAGAGTATGAAAGTTTTTTGGAAGAAGAGTTAGTACCAAAAGAATCTTAAAGGACTATGTGAAATATGCTAAGTTCTTATTCAAAAATAATAATAGTAAGTATAATTGGAATGGTTTTGATTGGGTTAACTGGATGCCAAAGTAGTATGACTCTTTCTTGTCCATATGGTAAACAACTTGTGGTTAATGGTACAGATGATGGTACTACTCTTGATATAAAAGCTACATGCGTAGCAAAATGAGGTATAATGGTAATAAAAAGAAGTCCTGAACTAGAGGAAAAGATAATAGACATTGTTAAAGAAAACTGGATCACTAAAATTCGTACTGATGTTGCTCTTACTGATCTTATTTATCCTAGGAAGGCTTATTTCCAACGGGTGGATCCAAAAGATCCTACACTTACAGAGATATTAGACTTTCTTAGAGGTAAGAGTATAGAAACAGGACTAGGTAATCTGTTAGGGATGGATCATCCTAAGTCTAAGATAGCTTATGGTATATGGTATAACCCAGATTTTAGGTTCCCAGAAATAACTGAACTTAAGTCTAGAAGAGGTTTCTTAGCTAAAGAAGGAGAAGAAGAGGAACGGTATGGCTATTATATTAAACAACATAAAGGATATTGTGCACTTGAAGGAGAGAGTTCTGGAAATCTTATCATCTTTGCACTGGCAGAAAAGGCAGACGACGGGTGGAAAACAGAGCCAAAACTCGTGGCTTACAGATGCGAATATACAGATGAAGATCTTAGAGAACATCTTGAATGGCTCATTGAAAGAAGAGATTTGTTTTTATCCACAATTAAAGATGGAGATTTTACAAGATTGCCAGAATGCGAGGATTTTAATTGCGGAGTTACTCACAGAAAACTTGAAGAAAAAGCAAACTGTACGTGTGGAAAATCCTGGGTAACAGACAAATGGGCATTTATGCACAAGAAAACTTTCAAGGAAAAAGAGCACAAGATATCCTTATGTAAGTATTCTTATAGCTTTGAACCAAGATGTAAATGGATAGAGACTTGTAATCCTTCCATTTATAAAAAGATTATGGAGTAATATGAGTGAGATAAATAAAGAAATAAAGATTGGAGATAGGTTCTTTGTTAAAAGAAATGTAATAGATTTATTAGGCATAGATAATGTAAAGGTAAATATATGCAATGAATTAGGTAAACATGTACCAATTATCAATTATGGGTACAATGTAAGATTTGACAGAACATATGAGATAATAGGAGTATTGCCTTATGTAGAGGTAATGGAATTATTACCAACATTCACAAATGTATTAGATCAAGCAGTATATGTATCACAAAATCCTTTTAACAATGTTTTATCGTATGGAATACACTCAACAAATGCATCACAAGAATATTTTGGTACAACATCTGGACCAGTAAGTTCAGTAAATTATTGGGATGCTGATAGATGGATTATTCTTGATCCACTGTGAAAAGAAATGTAAATCATGCAAACTAGATAGATGCGATGTGATGTCTAAAGAAGTACAATCTAGATTAGAAAGAATAAGAGAAAATAAAGAAGAGAGGTTAAAGGCAATGAAGGAATTAGATGAGTTATTCCCAGAAGCTGGATTCTTGTTAGAAAGAGAAAAAGTTAAGGGAGTAATAAAAGTAGATGGAGAATGGATAAGTGTCTATTAAAGAATATCTCAAACATCACAAGTGTTCTAAGTGTAGATGTACTGTATGTTATGATGATACACCGTATGAAAGAGTTAATGAAATAAAGTTCTATGATGTGGCCTGTCCTATATGTGGGAACAGAGACTATATAACTAGTGAGGATTTGAAGAAGTTATGAAGAAACCACTAGTAATTAAAGTACCAGTTATTAAGTATATAGATACAATTGAAAATGGGATTATGATAAGAAGGATATTAACCGAAGAGGTAGAATTTAACAAACCGGAGCCTGATGAAAATAAACATATGTGGACATGACTATAACCTAGAATACGTAGACGGATTGTTTATAAACGAAGGTCAGTGGGGTAAGATTAGTAATCCTAGTCTTTCAATAGATATAGACGCTGACCTTAGACAAACTATAAAAGGAGAAACCTTATTGCATGAGATACTTGAAGGGATGAACTTTTGGAACAATTGGAACCTAGAACATCATTTACTGACACAAATAAATACCAATTATTACAGTGTGTTAAATAATAACAAGTTCTTGATTAAAGAATTATTTGGAGATAAATCGTGATAAGTAAGAACGCTGAACTATTACTCAAAAATAGGTATTGTCATAAAGATGAGTCTCCAGATCATGTACTAGTTAGAACTGCCAATACAATAGGTTTTGATAAGATTTCAAGACAAACAATATATGAAGACATGTTCAATGGTTTCTTTTTCCCTAACTCACCAGCTATATATAACGCTGGATTCAGTAACATGATGCATGCCTGTTGTGCCCTTGGTATCGAAGACAACATGAAAAGCATAGCAGACTTTATGTATACCATGACTATGATGTTTAAACATGGTGCTGGTGTAGGTGCTAATTATTCTAAACTAAGGTCTAAGGACGAGAAGTTATCTTCTGGTGGTTCATCTTCTGGAGTAATCAGTCTGATGAAAGTAGTTGATTCCTTAACTGATTATGTGAAACAAGGTGGTTATAGACGTGGAGCTAACATGTCCATACTTGACTTTAATCATCCAGAAATAGTAGATTTTTGCAATACTAAACTAAAGGGTGGACTGACTAACATGAACTTATCTGTAATGCTTACAGATGACTTTATGAACAAGATTGATACAGAAGATAGTTTTCAACTTGTCGACCCAAGTTCTGGTAATAATTATGGCAAGATGAAATACAGAGACTTGTTTGATATTATAGCATTTTGTGCATGGTCTTGTGGTTGTCCAGGATTGTTATTCTTTGATAGAATTAATAGGGATGTAAACCATGAAAGATATCCAGATGTTGTCATAACAACGACAAATCCATGCTCGGAGTCACCTATACCAACTAACTCACTATGTTGTTTGGGGTCTATGAATCTATCAGAATTTGTAAACAAGGGAGAGTTTAACTATCAATTATTTGAAGATAAAGTAGGATTATACACTAAAGCATTATTAAATATGAATAAGATCGGATTATATCCTTTCGATTTTATGAAGGAGGCTATGGACAAATGGAATCCAATAGGATTAGGGGTAATGGGTTTTGCAGATGCACTTATTAAAATGGAGATTTACTATGATAGTCAAGCTTGTTTGGACTTTATTGACTCTGTGGGTAAAATCTATAAAGATGTCAGTGAATATTTTGCTGGAGATTCTTTCTACCAAAGAATTATTGCCCCTACTGGATCGTTATCAATCCTTGCTGATTGTTCGTCCGGTATCGAACCTGTATTCTCTGAAATCTTCGAAAGGGATCTCACGGTCGGAAAGATTGAAGAAACGAGAGATATCTACAAATCAAAGTACACAAGAGTTGCCCATAGTATTGAACCAGAGTGGCACTTAAAGGTACAAGCTAAGTGGCAAGAGTGGGTAGACGGTGGTATTAGTAAAACTGTTAACTTGCATAACGGGGCCTCAATTAGAGATGTTAAGAACATATTCAGGAAGGCTTGGAAACTTGGAGCAAAAGGAGTTACCATATATAGGAACCTTAGTAAAGATAAACAGGTCCTTTATACCAAAGGATGTGATGGGGAGTCGTGCTATCTATGAATTATAAACCAGTAACTTGTAATCTAAATTGTGAGTGTTGTTTATTAAACAAAAAAGATTTACATTGTTCCGATACAGATTACCCATTATCTGAAGGAGATCCAGCATATTGGGATAGCACAGATGAATCATGTTATTTATAGGAGAAGAGTTTGAATGGACTAGAGATGAAATAGAAAATAGAGGGGCAGTAGTATTCTATTCAAAACACAGATGTCCTAGGTGCGATCAATTTATACACTATAGATTTACAAATATGAATCATACATTCACTATTTTACAAAATGTTGAAAAACAATCAATGATATTAAGATTATTGGAATGTAATGAACCATTATGAAATTAGATGACTTTATACGGACTCATTATGATTTAACATCTATTCAAAACGGTGGGGGAACTCATATAGTACTCCACCGTGTAGGTTCAGATTCTACTCTAATAATTATGGATGAATTTCTACAACACTTTTATGATATGGGTGATAGAGGGTATCTAGTCGGCAAAGCAAAACAAATATACAAAGATACAAAAGATAACAAAAACAAAATAAAAAGCTATTAAAAACAAGAAGATTAAGGAGAAACGAATGAACAAAACAATTATTACACTGTTAGCAACTATCATGTTAGTATTAGGACCAGCAATAGGATACAGTACATCAACACCTTGTCCAGTTACACAGGGGCCAGGTTATTGTAACAATCGTGATTACAATACAGCAAATTCTAGTTCTGTATCAGAAGTTAATATTAGAGATTTAAAAACACCAGTTGTTACTGAAATAAGCCCCATTGAACTTCCTATTTATCAACAGGGTAAGATAGGTGATATCACAGCAACTATGCCGACATTCAAGGGAATAAAGAAACTGGACAAAAAAGATATCATTGTAAAAGTCTTAGATGTTTATGATGGTAATTGGTTATCAAGAACAAGACTAGAAGATTTGGAGAAGAAAGTATTGGAAGTAGTGCCATATGGAGAAAAGATACGTTATTCCGTTAAGTTCAAGGATAGTGTCACTACTGGAGGTATAGGTGGAGGAGTTGCTGGAAGCCTAAGTAATGATCCTGTATCAGGTGCAGCACTCCCTGGATATCATCAGAGTACACATAATCCTCAGTTTATAATCACTGTATACGAAGTTGAGTAGAACAATGTTCGGATGTTATAATATATGGATCAAAACAAATACTGGAAAAGTTTTCAAGGGTTATCTAAAGAAAGTACCAGGAAAAAGAATATTAGTACAACCTTGGTTTCATTCTAGTGAATGGAATGAAGCATACAATAATGGTACAATAGATTCTAATTATTATGTACAATGGTTTTGGAGGTGACATGGAAGATATAACTGATAAGTTTAATGAAGGCAAGAAAAATGATACAGAGAAACTAAGAATGGATCTTATACCTCCTGAGATAGAAGAAGAGCTAGCTAAGGCTTTAACTCATGGTTGCAAAGAATATGGTGATCGTAATTGGGAAAAAGGAATAAATTATAATAGGATTTACGGAGCACTTCGTAGACATCTATTGAAATGGTTAAACGGAAAGGATATGGATGAAGATAGCGGAATAATGCATTTGTCTTTGGCATTAGCTGAATTATGTTTTCTGTTAACTTACGAAAAAAGAAGTATGGGTAAAGAATTTGATAATTTAAGGAGGAAATAAATGTATTATATTATATTAGGAATATTGGTTATAGTCCTTAGTGGTATTATTGGTTTTATTATGGATACAAAAAATATAGGCTATCCACCAACATTTTGGTTGCTTGGTGCAATTACTGGTTTTATTGCCATGGCTTTATTCAGCATACCGTTAGGACTATTATAAATGGAAAGGATAAAAGTCTTAAACAAACGTGAAGAAAAAAAGAAATTATACTACGTTCCAAAAGAGAAAAGGAAGATAAGTATAACTCCAGATCCACTAAAACAGATTGTAAATCTTAGAGAAGAACTTTCAAAATCAAGTGAAGGTATTTCAAAAGATATAGTAGCAGTTAAATCTGACCTAGAAAAACAGATAAGTGATCTAAAAGAACCAAAGAAAACTGTTAAGAAACCGAAAAAGACAGTTGATGAACCTAAAAAAACTGTTAAAAGAGCCAGAAAGGTTAAACAACCTACCAGTTGATCTAGGATTGATTGTACTGCATTTTTAGTATCGGGATGTGTGATTGGCTATGTTATGGTTAGAAAACGTAACAGTAAGCAACGTAGAGCATAGTTTTGGAGTTTAAAGATGGGGAACTTGGAGAAATCCTTGTTCCCCTTTTTTATGCTAAACTAATTACCTCGGATGACCTTGTTTTTCATTCCGACTGCTGATTCTTTAATTGTAACTGGATATCTTTTGAAGTTTTCGTTAGCTAATTCTTTTTCAAGTTTTAGTCTACCTTCATCTAAGATCTTGATAAACTCTTTATCTTTGTTTATGATTCTGTTTTTCTCTGTTTCCAGGAGATTTTTTGTTAATGCAAGACGATTACCAGTACTTTCTATAATATTGTTTAATCTAGTATTAAGACTATCTTTCATTTCTTCGTTGATACCATCTGGGTATGGAAGTGTACTAATTTGGTTTTTGATATCCTGTACATCTTTTGACTTGAGCCATTTGTCTACATATGCACCAGTTTCTATATCTTTTTTGTTTATATCTACAAACCTAGTATAAGATTCTTCAAGTTCATTAAATAGTTTGATTTCTTCCTTCTCAAGATCTTCTAACCCACCTTTAAATTCTGAGTATATATCCTTATGACCACCACCAACTAATAGTGAAGGATTTCCAGTTGGTACTACAACCCTTGGTCTCTTTGTATATTCTCTTATACCAAACGCTTCCTTAGATGCTCCCAGTTTCTTAGCAAAGTTTATAAGAGAGTTCTCGGTGGTCTGATTATTAGAATAGTATTGTGTAGGAAACCCACCAAACAATGGATTTGCACATTTGTTTAGATATAATAGTGCATCTTTCACCAATCCAGGTGTACCTTCTTTTGTCCTATCATAAGACAGTACTCTTGAATTATCTAACGGATCTTTACCACTTATATACCCAGTAAGAAGTCGTGCTGCTGGGTTAAGGCCAAATACTACACCTCTAACTTCAGCCTCTAACCATTCTTTTGGAACTTTAGTCATAAACTCTTTTGGTGTTATTTCACCAGTCATTAATTGTGTAAGATTATTTCCTAGTACACCAAATATCTTGCTACCAGGTAAAAGGTCTATCGGATACTGAGGACTCCAGACATAATTACCAAAGATAAGGTGTAACCTGTTTCTTTGTCCAGGTGTTAATCCTCTCTCTATATCATTCATCTTCTGAGCTTTTTCTTCATCATAATTAAACAACAATCCGCTATTCCAAAGACTGAATAGAAACGGTATAGATGTCAAATAAAGACCAGCTTTAAATCCGTGTTTAGCTTTTTGTCCGAATGTATCTCCCTTAGTATACCATCTCCAGAAATTCCCTCCACCCTTGATATAGAAATGTCCAAAAGGAACAGAAAGATTGGTAATCCATCTACGATAGGTGGGAGATTGCATATTGTAATTAATATGGAACTGTTTAGATACTTCACCAGCAAAATCATAAAGATCTATGTTTTGATCTATTGGTAGCCAACCAAACAATTGTTTAAGGTTTTGTCCACCATTGGTATTCATTTCTTCTAACAAGTACATTGCATTAGCAACACGTAACCATGATTCTCTTACACTAGACTTGTTGCCAACCCAAGTAACAAATCTTGAATAAGCATTTTTTATATTAAGGACATCTCCTATATCAAACTGTGCTATATCTGCTCTAAAGGCTCCAGCTTCAATTGTTTTGATAGCCTCTATGAAGTCCTTTACTTGCAGTTCGAATGAAGTATATTCTATTGGTTTGCCTTTGTTCTCACTAATATATTTGTATAAAAACTCAATAGCTGGAACCAACTGTTTACTAAATTTTTGTCTTTCAGGGTGTTCAAGGGCAGTAATAGTTCCATCACCAGCTAAGTTATTAATATTATATGGTCCTATAGTAGATAAAATAGCATGTGATTTAAATATAGAAGTGACTTTATTCAATACACTCATAACTGGGTTATAAGGAGTAGTTAGACTATTCAGTGCTTCAAAGTTCTCTACAGAGGTAAAATAAGTTCTTTTATATCCGTCTATGATTGTATTACCTTCATCGTTAAGTATTATCATGTTACTAGTTTCTGGTGTCCAAGATACATATATACCAGATTTACTTCTCATTTCTACTGGTATACCTTTACCATCTGGAAGATGTAGATCAGAAAAATCTTCTCTAATACCATTAGGAGCATAGTCATACTTGTTACCATATTTATCTGTATCCCAATGTTCTCTATATCTGTCAGGTATGAAACTAGTAATGTCATGATCTTCAGCCATCTTATTAACAAATTCTATATCTTGTAAATCAGAATCTATGCTTGTAAGATAGTCAGCAAAGATCTCTATGGGAGCAACACGTCCCTTTGCTGTACCACCAGCTGCTTTTAAATACTGTTGTTTAGGTTCTTTGGAACTGTATATAGCATGTGACCATCTATCATAATGAGTAAGTCCACCAGTATATATACCAGTAACATAAGGAGCATAGTGATCTCTCCAGTCTTTCATGTTTGCTCTACCAGCTACTACAAGAGATATAAACTTTTCTTCAGAGAGATCTTCCCATTTATTTATAGCGTCTTTTATATTATCTAACCTTATTTTGGCAACTTCCTTCTCAGTTTTTAGAACTCCATTGATTTTTCTAGGTTTACTAGTTTTTGTAAGATGTGTTAACAATTCCTTGAACTTGTTATTCAGTTCTTTTTCTATCTGTATTTTACTCCTACCAGTAGCACCTATATCTTGCATTATGATTTTAGGACGTTGTGCTTTCTTAACTTCTTCTGAAGTAGATTCTATCTTTCTAGTAAATGTTTCACCAGTATCATTATCATAGATCTCTTCTTCTGAAACAGTTTTTGCTGTAGTTGGAACTGCTTTGTTGTCATCCCATTCTTTTCTAACAGTACGAGATAATTCGTCATTTAGTATAATAAGATCTCTTACAAAACCTCTATCAGTTATATGTATATTATTGAACAGTGTAATCGTATATCTCTGATGGAACTCATCAAGATCTCTTTTCTCAGCATAGTATCTTTCTATTCCAAGTCTAACTGATGGGGAAGCAGATTTAAAGAAATAGAAATCATTCATATTCTTCTTCAACCATGAAGCTTTTTGAGTACCCCAGTCACTAGTCTCTAACTTCATTTCTTTTGCAGATTCTTTAGCAGTATATCCTAGACTATTAGGATTAGGTCTAGAAAGAGATTCCTTCATCAAGGATTTTTCTAATGATCTAGAAACCACTCTGTCTACATTAGGTGTTACATACAAACTCATAAAAGCATCTGCTTCTATAGTAGCTTTTTGGATATCAGAACCATTCTTTACATACCTGTTAAGTATGTTGTCCCTTAAAGGTATATTCATCTTCTTAGAATCTGCTTTAATAAAAGCTAGTTGTGCCCTTAGAACACTGGTAAAATCATTATATGCCTGTACTTCTGGAGAGATAGTACCATTCTTCAAATCATTAACAGTTTTTCTAGAGAAGTATTGTTTGATCTTATCAGCAAAACTAAATAAACTTGAGTGACCCCACCCTTCAGCAGAACCACCCTGATCTTTTAGTATATCAAACATATTTCCAAGAAAATCATGAGACTGATTAATAGTATCGGCTACTATTTGTTCTTCATCCTCATATGATTTATTTCTTCTAGTAGTGTCTATATCCATTCTAGTTTCACCGGATATATCTACAGCTACTTCACCTGAATACGGAGTATCCTTTGATACTGTGGCTACCTTAGATGCTTGTAATACTTCATCTATCTTAGAACCATCTCCAAAATCTTCATAAAGTCTTGGATGGTCAAAGAAAGCAAGAGTAGCCTCATTGGTATTTGGTTTAATCTTTCCATCCAAGAATGCTTGTCTTTTAAGTTTATAATGCTCATCAACAAGTACTTGTAAATTAGATCCTGATATAATAGTTTCTATGTATCCATCATAAGTAGGCGTGGTTCTAGTATAACTTTCACTGATAGTCTCTGTACCTTTTCCAGATATGTATGGTTTTACTTTCTTTTCCTTTTTTCCAGGAGATGGATCAAGACCCATTCCTTTGGCTGCTTCTTCAGACAGTCCTTCAGTCTCAGAGGGGAGACGTTTAAAGGACTTTATACCCTCAGTTGCTTCTCCTATACCATGACCCATAAGAAAATCAGATAGTGTTTGTCTAGATGGATCTTCCTTGACATCATTAAGTATTTTTTCAGCTATAGTCTTAGCATAGGATTCTTCGATAACCATATCTTCTATGGCTTTATCTTTTATTTTCCTTGCAAGATCTGTGTTCTTCGTTATAATGGCATCTTTAAAACTATCATAGAAATCCTTGAACTGTAGATCTTCTTTACTGAACTGAGGTTGATAAGATACACTTGGAACTTGTTGTTCGGTTGGTTTTTTATAAGTTCTATCAACTATTTTCTTAGTCTTAACCGGACCATTATACTTAAATACTATTCTAGCAGAAGGTACAAGTATTTTGTTACCTTTCTTATTCTTATTAAATAAATATGTAGCAGCTGATCCAGGTTTGGGAAAGTATTCTTTTGTTTTATTGTTCCACAATCTATCGATTAAACCTTCAGTTTTAGCAATAGATAAAGCCAAATCCATATTATTTGGTACATCATAACCTTTCTTGTCTTTAACTATATCTAGTTTAGTCTGTACATAATGATCTATTCCAACAACTTCAACTTGTACCTCATCACCATAGTTATTTATGGCTATTGTTTGCCCTACAATCAATTCTGATGCATCTTTCTCTGGGACTATGGTACTTGTCTTTGCTCCACCCTTAATAGCTTCTACGGAGTTTCTAAAGCGATCTCCCCAACTATATTTCTGAGGTTCGAACTTAGTAGATTTAGAATCTCCTATATGTTCCTGGAAGATCTTAGGTTTCTTGACTGGTTCTTTTTTCCCTTTCTCAAAGTACTCGTTACCTTCTTTATCGAGTATCCCTTGGTCAGTATTGTATAATGTAGTACCATCCTCTAAAGTCTTATACTTGTTAATAACATTAGCCACAGAGTTCTGAGGATATTCTATTCTATCACTACCTATAGTTTTAGTACCATGCATTACATCTTTATAAGGTAATACTGTTTGGATTGTTTTAGGTAGTGTTTTAGTCTCTGGTTCTACATTTTTTATGATAGTCTTAGGTATCGGTCTTGAATTCTCATCCTGAATCCTATCAACCATGTTCCTAAGATCATACAACTTATCTATAAGGTAAGCATATGTTTGAGGTGCTGTAGTTTTAAGAGGAACCCTAGGAGTATTTCCAAGCAACGAACTAATAACAACATCCCTATACGGTTTAGTTTCTTGTGGTTTTGGTACTGCTTTAACTTTGTAATTAATATATTGAGGAGTTTTATTAGTTTTGATATATTTTTTATCATAAATATAATTAGTTGGATCTTTAGATTCATCTGGTCCTATCCCTTCTATATCTGTTATTTGATAGTATACTTGTGTTCCTGAAGAGTTTTTAGAAGCTACTATGTCTCCTTTATCTAATCCATGATTCTTTAGTACCCATCCATCTTTAGCAATACTAGCTTCTTGTGCCTTAGATAACTGCCATTCATTCTCAATTGGTTTGTTGATACCTAGAAACTTATCTCTTATCCTCTGTATCCCCTTATCTATCTTGTTATAATTGTCTAATAGATTAGCATCAGTCATACCAGCAATATCTAAATAACTTATATTAGTCCTAGGATCTTTAGCAAGATTAGGAAGTACAAAAATAGATTCTGGATTCTTATCTATATCTTCTGACTGTAGTTTCTTTTTAAACAGTGAAGACCGTTGGTGTTCTCCAGTTTGTTTAAGTATAGTTATTTGGTCATTAGGAACAATTACATGATTATCGTTTATATCAAGTACTGAAAATTCACCATGATTTTCTATGAAGTCAGCAGTGAATGGTTCTGAATTACTTATTTGTATCTGTAACTTTTGTCCAGTAGCTGGTTTAAATTCTTCTACAGATTTACCTATAACTGGTAGATCAGAAGGTTTAGAGACAGATTCTATGGTCTTACCTTTATCTTCTAGTTTCTTAGTGCTAAAAGAACCACGAGTATCTTTTAAAAGATTTTTAATATCCTTAAAGATAAAAGGAAAATCTTTTTTAACTTCTTCTGGAATTGTCTTGCCTTCGTCTATTGCTTCTAAAATTATTCCTTCATGTGTTATATATCTTGGTTCTTCTTCATAACTTATTTCTTCACTATATCTACCGACTCCCAATCTTTCTATTTGGTCTCTATTATAATATTTACCACCAGTTACAAATCCTTCTTCAATAATGTCACTAGGAGAAACTCCATCTGGTACATCGTGTACATAACCAGTCTGTATTATCTTACCATTCTTTAATTTTATTGCTGCCGTTAGATTATCTGTTATGTCACTATATTCCTTTGCAGTCATTTGATATGGTTCTTTTTCTATACCTTTAATACTAAACGATCCTCTGTTACTTTTTAAAAGATTAACAGGATTATATATATTCTTTACTGCTTCATTGATGGTTACTGGAGTTATATCTATAGTTCTACCATTTTCTAATTGTTTAAGATTACTAGGTTTCTGTGGTTTACCAGCAAAAGTAGAATAGTTCTTATTATACCAATCAGCGAATTGAGTCCTAAAATCATTTATCTGTTCTGCGGTATAGACTTTGCCAGTCCCAGCATTTCTTAGTTTACCAATACTACCTAAAACAACAGATAATCCAAGTAAACTATTAGCTGGGTCCTCTTTATAGTTCTTCTCAAGTTGCTTTATAGATATCCTTGGAAACAGTTCTTTCCCACTTTCATCAAGACCAATACCCTTACCAGCAAACTCTACAAATCCTTTTACAAGTTCTCCACCTGACTTAATATACTCAAGTCCACCTTCCATTTGTTTTTTTGGATCACCAGAGAATATCTTATCTATCGAAGGTTTTATTTGTGCCATGATATCTAGTGGCATCATAGCAAGATTACCAAGTCCCTTACCAATACTTTCTGGAACTGTTTTTTGCCAGTAATTAGGATCTGTAAACCCTTTTGATACAAATGGTTGCGTTTGTCTTTCCCTTTCAAACCGTTGTGTTATTGTTTCATCGCCATGTTCTAGTTCATATTGTGCTTGTTCTCTAGCACGGTTCATTAGAACATCTTTATCTGCTTGAGGCATAAAGGTCTGTTTATCTAGAAAAGCGGCAGTACCTCTAATTATCTTTTTAGCTGCCTCTAGTTTTAAATCTTCTATTGGAAATGCTTTAGTCAGTGGTTGTTCAGCAGTTATAGGTTTAACTTCTGGAGTATCATCCCAAACATTTAATTGTGTATCATTAACGGATTCATCTATAACATTCTGTTTCTCTTGTATATCATCAGTAAAGTAAGAGTTATTCCATTCTGGTTTAGGAGACAACCCCATAACCATACCTTTATCTATATAAGATTTAGAAGGTGATTTAAACTTATTACCTTTTATTATTTTAGCCAAGATATTCTCCGGTACTATCTATTTAAAATAGTGATACTCCACCCTTACCATCTTTTGTTTTACCAGCGCCCTTCTTAAATTCATAATACTCCAACATATCATTATGGAATCTAGCTTTAGTTTGTGGAGGTAGAGTATCCCATCCTCTCTTAAGTTTTTCTTCTTCAGTTTCACCCTCATATTTCCCAGGAACATGGAATACAGTGGAATTAGAACTTCTACCTACAGCTGCATTTATCTCAGCCTGTACTTTATCACCATATTTTGCATTAGGTTGATATGGTTTACCTTCAACTGTTGTGTTACCTTGTTCATCTTGGTTTATCCATTTACCAGCACCTAATGGACTACCAGTGCCTGTAACACCAATTTGTTTTGCTTTTGCTTTTTTTTCTTCCTTTAATTGTTTTTCGAATCCAAGTAATTGTGCAGCCATTTGTTTATAACCATCTAACTTCCCATCGATTTCTTGTTCTTCTTCTGGCTTAAGCTTTTTACCATCCTTACCTTCTATTTTAAGTTTGTTTAATTTAATAACATTACTTTGTACATCAGCCATACTAGCTTTTAGTGTAGCTTCTGCCATTTCTCCTTGTTCTTTAGCACCGCCATATAAACTCTTTATGTATTTCATGGCTTTACCAGTAACATACATGTCTTCGCCAACTTTCTTTATATGGTCTTTGAACCCACCCTCCATTGCTTTGTTTTCCCATAGTTTCAAAAGATTTTCATTGGAAGCCGGATCTTTTAAAGCTGAAGACACTGGATAAAATGCACTATCCATCTTTTCCTGTTCTTGTGCTTTTTGCAATTCATAATCTAAGGCAGCACCCTGACGTTTCTTATTTTCTACATCTTGTAATTTAGACATATCATCTATAGCTCTTTCTCTCTTCATTCTTGTACCTTCAGCAAATGCTCCACCAAAACTAAGTGCATTCATTATGCCACCTCCATTACTGTTTTTCTAGCATATGCACGACAAAGAGGTAATCCAAACCATAATATAAATGTTCCAAGTTTGTTTCCCTTTATCTTATTGTTTACCCTACTAGCCATTTCGTTAGCAAATGATCTAATAAATGGAGCAATTATAAATGTAAATAATTTACTATGTTGCATTTTCTTAACCAGTGGGTCAGCTATAACTCTGTATCCAGAATACTCTTCTATTGTAATTATATTCTTTATATAAGACCATTCGTTATCTAATATCTTTTGATCCATACCACCTTGTCTCACGAGTTCAGAACATAATACCCAACCTGAATCTGAAGTACCACCATAAGAACCACCAGATGCACTTACCTCATCTTTACCACCTATTAATCCAGTTTGTTCATACTCCCCAACTAATTCTCCACTTTTAGTACCATACGATGAACCATAAGTATAATCGTTTGAATAATGTACAGTAAAATCTGGATTAAACAAACTATAAACAAATTTACCAAGTCCAAGTGCAGCTTTACCAATACCAGATCCCATTTGTACTGCTGGTCCAACACCAGGTACAAAACCACCAATTTGTCCAGTGATTGATAACCCCTTATCTATTGCATTAACAGTGGAATAATCTGGTCCATAAGTTTTGGAATATGTATTTTCACCTGTTTTATTTACACCCACTGTTGAACCACTACTGCTTATTGCTGGAGATGAATTAGCAGGATTACTTGAAACACCAGTCCCAGAATTTACAGTATCTGGATCCTGGCTTGGAGTAAATCCAAAGTTAAAGTCTTTAGAATCAAAAGCAGCAATATTCTTTATAGCTTCATATTGTTCCTTGTCTTTCTGCATATCTAACAAATCATTCTGATATGATATTGTTGCATTTATTCTAGTAGCATCCAAAGCTCTATTGGCTGCAGCATTAGCATTAGTAGAAGCCATCTGGTCATAGTTAAATCGTCTATTAGCATCTACATTATACTCAGCTTCTAATGCTCCAGCTACAGCACCTTGAGTATCTTGCATAGAGTTCACATTACCACCTGAAATAGCCTTTTGTCTGTTCTGTCTGTATATATTGCTTATAAGTCTCCTAGTTTTTGCTGCCATGTTGCCTCCTATCTAAGATCATTTCTAGTGGATTTTTTTAAATATGATATAACCAGCGGTTCAAAACAACATTGGGAATCGGATGCAGAACACACCAGTTTGATTGAATGTAGATTAGCATTATGATTTAGTTGGTCCTTATGCTGGTAAACTCTTCTATTGGCCAAGTTAACTTTTTTAATTGTACCACTTTGTGTTATACTATTAAGAGTTTCTCCAGTAGTATCAGTATCAGAATAATGTGTAACTGATACAGTACTAGCAGAATCACTTACTTTACCTATGATTTTTACTTGTCTTATTCTATCTTCATATTCTATAGTTTCACCTATGGGTTTATCAGGAGTTCTAAGAGTACATACTATTGTATCTCCATCAAACGAAGTACCATAGTCTAGTCTTTCGACAAAACCTGTAGACAGTATACCATATGAATATTTATTACCTTTGGTATCATGAACGTTTAATCCACACTGGAGATCTTTTGTACTTCTATCGACAAAGTACCATTTCTTCCTTGTTATATCAAATACATACTCAGCGTTTATTACTGCAGACGTATTAGCACAATAAAGAAAATGATATTCTTTATATATAGGATCATAAAATGAAGTACATTTATTCGAATACAAATAATTGATCCTATCTGTTTTCGATGTATTGTACATATCAGTAAAAATGTTATTAATGTCTTGTGATATCTCTATGATAGAATTGTTATCAAACATAACTATACATGTATTTGTTTGCCATATAGCCACAGCTTTATTAATACCATCTGCTATCTCATAACCAAGATCACATACCTTTAACGTCTTAGGTGACAAAATACCATATATATTAGATATCTGGTAACTTACTATGTTTTCGAATGAACTACCATCTAAAAGCCAAGTACTATTTTGTTTCATTAAAAGTAATGTTTCATGTAAGGCACTAGAGTATCTAGCATATAATGTACAACCAGCTAATATGTTATCAGTATCTCCAAGATATCCTTCGAATGAATTATAACCAGTAAAGATGGAATCTGTGGATATCTCAGATCCTATTATTTTATTACCATGACCGTATTTTTCTCCACATAGGAATATAGAGTTAAGCCATTTGATTGGTACTGTATATCCAGTGATATCTTCCTGTACTGGTATTCCGGTAATAAGATCTATATAAACATCGGCAGATAGTGTTTTATCAAATGATAATTTATAATAATATAACGGTGTATCATTGTTTGGAGTATATAGTTTTTCATTTATCTTGTCTATCATGTTCCAAGATATAGTACCATTCTGAGCAAAAGATATACTATTATTAGATGTACCATCAGTAAGACCAAAAACACTTACCCATGTTGTACCATTATAATATTTGACATCAAGTACTGTTGCTGCTGTTGTATTAACTTTATCTGTTATAAATATTGGTTTAAGACCTAGTACTCTTTGTTGAAACCCAACTATAACATATTGTATTGAAGTCATTCCTCCAATACTAGCATATGTACCAGTATCTGCAGATATATAATCTTCTTCTAATGTATTAATAGTGTAATCTTTAAATGTTGTAGTATACTGCATGAATGATTGTATGTATAGTTCTTCTCCGTCCCAAGCATTCCTTATCTTTTGAAAACTAAACCCGTTTGTAACTTTATATAAAGTAGTTGTATGGTCTATGTTACCGAAGTCAACTTTTATCCAATACGCTAAGTTATTATTTATTATTTTTTGTTTAGACACTGTTTCAATGCTACTCCAGGTTAATGTACCTGTAGCAGCTAAAGATTCTCCGCCAACCGATGTACCGTCTACAAGACTACTAACTGCTGTCCATGCAGTTCCATTCCAATAGTATACGGCAGCTGCTGCTGCAGTTGTGTTTATTGTTTTCACATAACATTTAATTCTATCTAAACACTGAGGACTGGCTATGTAAATAGATGTAACACCAGTAGCAGAATAAGCAGCAGAATTCGGTATATATCCTACAGTATGCCTACATATTCCGACATCTACTTTGACTTCATCCATTGTCCCATGGAATGCATAAGTATGAGAAGTAGAAGTTCCATGATACATACCGACATAGTCAGCCACAGGGACCGAAGTATCATTGACTGTTGCTTTTAGATTCCCATCGACAAATATATACCAATTATGAGAAGCATCCCTACTAAATTCAATAGTATGTTTTTGGTTGACTATAATAGTATTATTCGGTGTAGCAAGCCCAGCAGTCCCAAGAAGATGTGCTCCTGCATCATCTGTCATCTGTAGACTCAAAGAACCATTAGCGTCAACGCCGATACCAAGCCATGTACCACTATCCTTATAGAACATGAACAACCCTCTTGAAGCAGCTACTGATTCTGCTCTAAGTCTAAAAGAAACAGTGAATATACCACCAGTTAAATCAAAGTCTGCGTCACCCGTTATATCCCTCGATGTGTATGCTGTTACTCCATACAAGGAATGTGTACCCATTAACAATTTATCAGAATTCGTAGTAAAGGAACATCCTACGTTGGTCATGGTATGATTCTTACCTGAATCGTCTGTATAGGCGTTATCATATGACCAGTGACCCATGGTATAAGCATCTATACCACCACCATAAACTGGTATAGTCACTATGTTATTACTATCTGCATAAGAGTTATTTATTATTTCAGTATAATCTTGTATATCTGTTTCATCACTGGGATTTATAGATATAAAAGCACCAACTTCGGTTTCATTACCACTATATATATAATTCTCTCTACCATTACAATATACTAAATTTCCATTAGGGGAAATACCAAATGTTCCAGAAGCATCACCAGCCCTAGCCATCCATACTACAGTACCATCTGTTTGCAATGTGTTTTCAGTTGTAGACCAAGTTGGTTGAGTGGCAGCGTGAGTTGTTCCAGCTGTTACACATTCATAATAGAACCCATTACTTACTGTAGGAAATACAAAATCTCCTACTACTTTTGCAGTATTGACTGTCCACAATACGACCAAGTTTTTTAACACTGTAGCGGAAAAGTTACCTGTAGCTGGTACAGCATTAGTCATTTCTGTAATGTTTAATAGTGTGCTACCAGCATTATAAGCTTGTGCAACCAAATGATGTTCTGCGTATTTCTCTTTAAAGAAGTAGAAAGCATCTTTTATGTTTGGGAATGTAGCAGCATCTGTGTTTATTTTAGTCATTCCTGGTATAGCTTTTACGTGCGTATCAGTATAACGCATATTTGTAAGAGTCTGAAAATCGTTATCACCTATCAAAATAGGATCAACTGCTGTAACCAGTCTACCATTTAATGTAGCATCACTTGGGTACAATCTCTGATCTGCTGAATAGAATGCAATTTTATTAGCCATTATTTCTCCAGATATACCTTGAATCCGCCCTTGTTACTGGCTTTCTTATGATCTCTTTTATAATTTCTTATTTGCATATCATAATATTTATACCAACTATCCCCATAGTTTGGTTCTCTATCACGATATTTATATAACCACGCGGCATATTTGGCTAATGCAAATCTCCATGTATTATCAAAACGATAAGTTTTATACAATGAAAACACTGGTTCTGGTTTCTGAAGATATTCTACATATACAGAATATGCACTAGTTGAAGGTATAGGATCTAGCGTTAACATCATTCTTCCCTTTGGCACTACCATATATGTATCGCCACTAGTCCAATCATTATTAGTACCATCAAATAATGAGGTTATTATGGCAGATGTAGAAGTTATACTTATTACAACTCCATGTGAACCATCTGTTATATTATGTACCATGTCACCAACAGTTACATCAGTGAACGGAGGAGACGTAGTATCTGTAAGTGTACATTCTCCATAAGTAGATGTACCATCAGCAGTAGCTGCTCCAGTTATCCTAGTAGTTAAAGCTTGGTAATCACTTATCGTAAACTGGTTAGGTATTGCTACTTCATCAGTGTTATTAAGATAGTATATACTATCGGGATCTGAATATCTAACCCAATAATAACTAGTACCATCATATAGTTTGACATAGAAGTTATTATCATTCTTAAGGTACAAACCCATAAAGTCCGAATTTAATACATATTCAGATGTACCATCTACTGTGGTTATAGTCTGAGAAGATGTAAGGGCATGGATCTTTGAGTTAAGATCACATGCCGCTTCGTACAAATAGTCGTAAGTATTTCTTGAATCTATAAAAAGTGATGTAGAATCTTCGTTTAAGAGTTCTCTTACATCTCTTGAGAGAGTATAACCATCCATAGACTATCCCCTTCTAAGTTGTTCTACGTTAGAATTTTCTCCGAATATTTTCTTTATTGTTTTCCAACCCTTGACTAATTCGTTTCTACTAACACGTTTGTCATCAGGATTGATCTTAACATTACATCCAGATAAGATATTAGCTATATGGTCAGGAACTGTTATGGTTTTATCTACCATTCTTCTAGCTTCTTCATGTGCATCAGCCAACCCTTTCTCCATTTCTGAACGTGTGAACAGCGAACTAGATATGATCTCTTCCATGTCTTTTCTAGCAGTGTTCAACTTATCTTTATCAAATTTGGGAACATCACTTTCTATAACATGAAGACGTTCTTTCTTGATGTTAAGTTCTTTAGATACTGCTGCTCTACGTTCTGGCGAAATGTTCTGGTTGTTTAGAGCTATTTCTGACTTACTAATATCGTTTTTAAGATCCTCTATAAGAGTTAGATTAGTATAAGCAGGAAACATACTGCCTACATTATCATACTGATTAAAATCCACTTCAGTGAAGAACTGGAAATCACTTTGTTCTGTAGGACTTACTTCTTTTACTACTTTCTTAGGTCTACCCATTTGTTACCTCGTTATAATCTTTTTAAGTGGGAGGCCTTTCACCTCCCAGGTTTTATTAAGCAGGGTTATCAGCAACAGGGAACAGAAGACCCTGAGTAGCCAACACACCAGTTACATAATTCTCGAACATACCAAATGTCATTGTAGCTGTACAGAACAACGCAGACGTTGTGTCTATCGAAGCAGAGTAGTTATTATGAACAACACCGGTCATTGTAGTAGCAGAACCAGTCATAAACTGTCCTACAGCAATAGCTGCACCAGCAGGTAGAATAAGTTTATTATAAGCTATTTCTGCATTAGTAGCAACCTTAGCAGCCATAATAAGGAAATGACCTACATCACTAGTAGCTGCAGCATCAACAACTCTATTGCCAATAATTGTCATCCTGTCAACGTTACATAGCATAGAGATAAAAGCCGTAGCAGCAACCGCAAGACCGTTTCTCTTACAATTGATTACAGATAAGCCATCTGCTCCATTATCAGTAGTACCTGTGAGTATACAACTAAGAAAGTGAAGAGTAGCAGAAGTATCTCTGAATTCACAATCTTCTATCAATGCATCTTTTCCAGTAACAGTAAAACATGTAGCAACGTTATCAAGATTGGCCACGAAGATAATGTTCTTAACTGTAACATTAGCAGCTGATACAGTTACAGATGCCGTAGTAGCCGTAGCAAGAGTTACTGTAGGGCGTTTGGCACCTCTACCGAGACCTATAATAGAAACATCTGCCACGTCACAAGCAATACCTCCAGCAGCCGCTACTGCTTCAGTATGACCAGGAAGAACAAATATAACATCTCCATTACCACTAGAACACTTACCAATAGCATAGTCAATTGTTTTAAATGGTGTCACTTTACTACCACATTCTGGAGCATCTACACCAGCAAACCAATTAGACCCAGCAGTACTACCAACATAATATACATTCCCAGTTATCTGTTCATTATATCCAGGTATAACAGGAACATCATTTACTGAAAGTGCTTTAAAATCTGTATATTCTTTCATTTAATCTCCTTGTATGAAGGGGAGGCTTTCTCCTCCCCCGCCATATTTTTATTTACGTTACATTGTGACCGAAGCACCAGCGCCAGTTTGTGAAACCATTAGCTACTCTGAAATACACAGCAAACTTCCAGATATAAGTCTCGAAATCTATTGTGTTTGTAGAGAAAGGACTTTCCCTATCTATCCAGAGAAGGAACTGTTTCATGAGACTAGAATCAATCATAAACCAGTTATTCGTATCATAGTCATCAAGACGAAGATACGGAACAACCTTGAAGCGTCCCATCTGCATGTTCTTTGTTAAATTAGCAGTACCAGGATCAGTAGCAGTACCTACGATTTCCATTGCTGTATCGTACAAGTTATCTGGAACAAGAAGCATATCAGGATTTATATCTATACGATTCCCGATATCATCTTTGAACTTCCTCATAAGAAGACGAGTAGCAGCAAGAGAGGTTTTACTTAATGCTGAGGTTCCAGCATTATCAAAACCGTAAGTAGTTGAAACACCAGACTTTGTTGTATGGGAATCACTACAAAGAGCAACTCCTTCCTCTGAAGTCATAAAATCAAAAGCACTAGAAAAAGCATATGCGAATGGACGTACTGCAAGTTTATCCATTGTTCTAAGAGCACTATGAGTAAGTTTACCAGCTCTGTCTTCGAGAACAGGATACTGTTTATCTTTCAAGAACTTTCTTTCGAACTGGATACCACCAGCATATTCTTTAGGTTCTATCTGAGTATGATAACCAGGAGAAATACTCAAATAAGTTAATGCTCCGTTAAACTCAGGAATATCTCCGAGTGCTCCTACCTCATAGTATTCCTGCCATGCTGTACTAGACCCAGCACGGTTGTAGAGTTCACTAATCATAGGAGGAATTTCTTTAATAACATCCTCAAATACCTTAGTGAGTCTTTTGTCAAGTAATCTTATAAACTGTGCACTTCCAATAGGATTAGCCATTTTTCATTTCCTCCTTACGCATTTCTGCCGATTGTGAAATGGTCTAAACCAAATCTAAATTCAGCAAATTCTTTGCCAGCTTCCATACCAGATATTCTATACACATAACAACCGAAGTAATTTGTAGTACCTCCACTAAGGGTATTATCAATATACATACCAGTAGGAGTAGCTCCGAACTGAAGCATAGAGAAACCCTGTTTCAATGAAAATCTTACAAACGTATCACCAGAAACTACATCATAAGGAAAGGCGACTGTTACATCCATCTGTGTAGTACTTGTATCATTTGTAGTTCTATAAAGACCCATATTCTTGCCAGTTCTACAAATAACTGAACAAGTATTCGCTACAGGTGTAAAAGAACTAGCAGACTGCGTACCAGCCGTAGTATAACCAGTTGTATCCGCTCCACCAGAATCTGTTACTACTGTAGGTGCAGTTCCACCAGTTTCACAGATAGGACCACGTATTACAGTATTAGGTGTAATCTCGGCTATTGTCAGAATAACCTGAGGATCACGAGGTGCATACATTCCTGTAGGCCCACCATGATAAAAATCTCTAGCTAACTGTGCAGCCTGAGTAACAACACCAGTTACATACTGACCATATGTATCATATGTCTGTGTTTTATCGTCAATACCAACAACTATGCCAGCGATAACCTGATAGTTTGTTAAATCATATGCTCCAGCCGCTACAGCAAGAGGTACAACAGTACCAGGAGTCTGAGCCTTAGCAGCAGCAGTATAAGCAACAAGCTGACCAAGATAGTATGTCGAAGTACCATCTGTCATAGCCTGAAACGTTCTTGCAGTTCCTTCTGCTATTTCAAATCCATAAGCCATAATAAACCTCCATGTTTATTTACTTAATTTATCTTTTCTTGAGTTTCCACAAAACCAACAACCATTGTTTACTTTAGAATAATATGTAACCCTAACAAAGTTATTAGGTTCACCACTAAGATCTAACTTAGGTAATACCAAATCATCAGATATATCCATATAAGAATTATGTGTGTCGTATGGAGAATTTTCTACGATACTTTCACGAGCACTAGTGTTCATGATCCCTGTAAAATGTTCTCTATCTATTTTAACTGGCATACCGCATAACTTACATCTTTTATAGCTTCTATCATCGTAATCAGTATTACGCACCGATTTTACTCCTTAAAGAAAGTGGCATATCACCTTCTAATGCATCCATTACTTCTTCCTGTGTCATACCAGTTTGCTCCATCAACGCTTTAGCATCAGGTTCTAACTTTGGCATAACCCTAGTAGAAGATTTTACTACTGTATTAGATCCACTAACACCAGTAGCAACATTAGGGACTCTAGGTGTATCAAATCTAGAACTATCTTTTGGTGCTTGAGATGTAACAAATTTATAGGCTCGGTTAAAGTTTCTAGCAGAATCCTTTATAGGATCATCACTCAACTTAACGTTGAACTCGTCACTATAAACCATCTGTTTATAAACTTCCTTGGCGGTTTGTTCATCCTCAATATCAGCCAATAAGTCCTTCATGGTCCCTAAATAGTTATCTTGGTATCTTGCATTGGATTCTTTCTCGATCCTTATTTCTCTTTCCTTAGAAGCTTCCAGTTCTTTCTGGAAAAAAGTACGGAGTTCGTCGACATTAGTTATATCACTTATTTCTTCTTCAACTACCGGAGATTCCTTAAGTGCTTTAATGTCTTCTTTAGTAAGGATTTTCTTAGAAAGGTCTTCGAATAAGTTCTCTATCCTAGCAACTTTTCTACCAAGACGACTTTGTTCCTCATGTCTTACCTCTTCAGCAATCTGTTCTGGAGTCTTTGTTAAAGGCTGTTGGATAACAGCGTCTTCGACTACAACAGGTTCTTCTGGTTCAACAATCGGTTTTTCACCAACGAAATCATCAAATGCAGCAGAAAGTTCTTCATCGGTAGGAAGATGATCGTCTTCTACGTGAACTTCTGTTTCTTCAACAATTTCATTACCATCTTTATCTAACATTACTTTTCTCCCTTACCATCTAGTTGTAGGTATTTTTCAATACGTCTAGAATTGGTAACTATTCTATTTTGTAGGTATTTTAATTCAGCCCACTCTGATTCGCTTATTTGTCTTAATTCTTTTGCCAATAAAGATTCATATAATTTTTGAAAGTTAGCAAGATCTTCTGATAACATAGCCAAACCAACATCTGTTTTTAGTATAGGATTGATAAGAGGAAATACACGTTCCCACACATCAGATCTTATTCTTTCCTTACTACTCATCTTATCAATGATATCAGTATTAGCCATAATTATACTCCTATTATATCACCAGTGTTTTGATCGATTAAACCAAGTTCTCTCGTATATGTTCTATATATTGTATCACAAAAATCTCTGATATTGTCTACACTTCTAATAATATTTTCACGATTGAACTCCAATGCTGCAGCATATTGTTTACCATTGATAACCAAGAAACATTCTATTCGTTCCATAATTACCCTCTTATATTGCCAGAACTGGCACTATTTCGTGTTTCTATCTCCATAGGAGACATTGGTGTACCCTTTTGATTTGAGCTAGGTTGAGAAGGCATATTTGCTACCTGGTTCCCACCCTGGCCTCCTCCTTGTGCTTGAGAAGGATCTACACTCTCATCAAACATAACATCCTTAAATTCTGGGAACTCATCACCAAATAATTCAAATGCTTTAGTCATCATATAGTTAAGTAATGCTGGTGTCTTAGGATTAGGGAAATTAACTAATCTACCGACAAACTGGTCTATCAATTGTAACTTCCTCTGTTTGCTTTGTTCTACTTCTATACTCTGTGTTACAGGTGAGTATGTATAGTCAGGATTAGGATCAAAGTCTTTTTCATATTCTCCAAGTATTAGTTGAGCAGTTTCTTTTTCCATAAACTCGTCAGCCATCTGTAATATAATCCAGTACATCTCTAAGAGCATTGTAAACTCTATTGTCAATGATTTATAGTTGTTACGAAGACTTGTTCTCTGCATTGTATTGTTAGATGCAGTTGCTGATACTGAGGAATCTTGTGGTAACTGTCCAGCACTCTCTGGAGGTCTAGCAGTCACTTTATTCATTGCTGTAGTCAACATTGCTATTTGAGCAAGACCACCCTCAATATTATCAGAGATCTTAAATTCTACAAGATCTTCAGGATTCTCTAATTCTATGACATGTTCAGGGGCAAAGTATACAGTATCATTATCCATTAACGATAAAGACCTACCTTTCAATGTAGGTAATGTTGCTAGTTTAGTACGATCGCTATTCATATTAAATGTATCATTAATGGCTTTCTGTAGTTCACTAGAATACTTACCATCTGACAATCCAGTATCCTTAGTAGGATGTATATAACACCAACCACGTACTAATGGTTTATATGTATTACCTCTACTATCTACAAAAGGAGTAGGTTGGAATCTTATAAGAACTGATCTACCTTCTGATTTAGCAAAAGTTATAATACATTCAAGTAGTTCAGTATCATCTAATATTTTACCTTCATCATCGTATCCAGGAGATACAAGTGTAGGATATCCATCTTCATTGCGTTCTTTTACTACACAAGGAAACTTACCATATCTTTCCAGAATATCTAGATATTTCAATGGTGTTTTGTCTGGTTTCCTTTTTTGTGTTTCAGTAGATACCTTAGAAGATTCAGTATCTTCAACATTTTCTACTATGTCTTTTACCTTGTCAAGATTGAAATACCCATTACTTGCTTCATTTGTTATAAGATCAAAGTAAGTCTTCTCACTTCTTATTATTATCCAATCTTTATCCTGTACACTATATGAGTATTTGTTATCAGTAAAAACATTTCTAGGATCTATAACATCATAATTAAACCTGTCATATATGATTTGTTTACTATACTCAGGTTGTTCCTCTTGAGTAATCATAGGTTCCTGTACAGCTGGGTTAACCAATGGATTACCCATTATATCAGTATCACCTATCTTTTCTACTATTTTATTCCCTATAAGCTTTTGGTTTACTTTTTTATCCCACCAACATAAGATATAAACCTGTCCATATAGGGAGTTAATATGCCTCGCCCTGATATATTTATGGTAATGGTAGATTTCTCTGTTGTTAAGAGTTTTATTAATAATTCTTTTTGCAGCTTCGCATTTTCTCTTATCTTCTGGATTAGTGTTCTCAAGTTTCACCTCTACAAAATCTCTTGTTTGAAAATACTGGTTAGCCCAGTCAGATGCATCAGTTAAAGAGATGGTCGGAAACTCTGGAATAAAGATATCAGACATCCAATCATAATCTTTCTTTGTACGTTTACACTCTATCATATCTATAAGATCTTCAAAAGAAGTAGTCTCTGTATTTGAATTGGTTTTAGCCGTTTCATATTCAGAGTCTATGATGATAGATTTTAGGACATCTTCTTGTTTTCCGAACTTGCCTTCCATTTAATCTCCTTATTCAGTGCCTATTATTTCTTCATAAGTTGCATTTACTAATCTAAGATGGAAAAACTTAGAAGGCCAGTATTTTACCCATGTAGATTTTATACTTCTTCTCCACCATCTATCGAACGAATCACCTTTTGCTTTATCGACACATTCCATAGCCTCGAAGTAAATATCTGCAGCTAAACCTTTAGTAACAATTGGAACACTATCAATACGACATAGATAATCATGAATACATCCACCACGATTAGACGTTCCTTTGATAATAGGTACACTCTCATGGTCATAAACAAAACCTGCTGAAACCGTAACTATACATTTTAGTATATCACTTCTATATTTCAAATCTTCATGCAAACGGTAATACTTACAATCAATATCCTCATCTATAAGTGGTGTTAAAAATTCACTCATTTCATACCACCTAAATAAGTATCAATTGCAGATTTCAATAACTCTAAGTCTATAATTTGATTACCAAGTATCATTTCAAGTGTATCTTTTTCAATATTTATTTCTATGTTTTTTGTATTGACTAACAATGACATATGAGAGATCTCAGTACCATCTGACTTAGTAATGTTAGTATAAGCACAACTGACAAACATAATTAGTAATATCGAAACAATAAATGTTTTCATCCTTTTAACCTTTTTACTGGTATGCAGCATTCACCTTGTTCATCTAGTAAACGTGACATGTCTTCTTCACTTATGAATGCTTCTCCGTTAATTCCATAATTATCTTTACCCCATGAATTATGTATACGATATAATCTTTTAGTTTTACTATATCCATTACACAGAACACAATGTCCACCTTCTATTCGTCCAGTTGGGTGTATCATACCACTAGAATCTGTTTGACACATACCAGTGTACCAATTAATACCTAATATAACTGGACCATAATATCCAACTGTTAACGCTAAGTCTTCTTCTCCGAATGCCCATCTATATTCAGCATACCATTTCTTTTCTACTGCTGCCTTGACTGCGCCTAGCACTGAACTACCTTCATAGTTTTCTCCAGGCCATTCATCTAATTGTCTAGCTCTTTTATATATTTGCATAGCTATATCATTAGTTATATTCTTTATTACAACTGGTCTAGCTGCTGCTTCATGAGCAGTACCAAAACCAGTACATGCTCCCTCTTGTCCTTGGTCAAGGAAAGTATCACATCTCCAAGTATACGATCTTCTTAGTTTACTACCAATCAGAGTCTTTATTGGAAATTGCTTAGACTGTTCATCAAAACTAACTATTCTATCAAATGTTCTTTCCATTACCAATTATTCCCCTTATCTGACATAGAAAAGTGATTACCATCACCACCTATTCCACCCCATCTGTTATCAGAATGTATCGAATACCAATATTCTCCAGCGAACTCATAATCGTTTGTAGATGTAAGAAATATACCATCTTTAAATATATTTAAATCAATCGCTAATCTTTTACAATGAAGAGAATTCTTAGAACCAATATCTTTCTCTGCATACCATTCTGCTTGTTCTTTTGTTCTATATGCTTCTCCAAGAGTACATGTATAACCATGTGCGAAGATAAAGTTAATCAATTTGGCTACATTCTTTGCAAATATCTCTTGTTTTTCACGCATATTTATTACCTATTTAGTTATTATATGACTATATAATATAGTTGCAAACCCTGCTATACAAATTCCAACAACTGTCATTAGCAAATTAAGAAGAAATTTGTTAGATCTAACTGAATCACATAAACCCTCTTTGCCATTACCAAATAATAATTTACTGTGTGCTAGTAGTGTAGAATGATTAGAAAATGCTATTTTTAACAATAAGTTTAGCTTCTCATCTTGTGACTGTCTTTCAATGTCAGCTTGATCGAATGCTATTTTGATATCTTCGTCCATTGCAGTATCCTCTTTCTTTAATTTATATTTACCAGGTATTAACATTTACTCCGACAGTAAACCTCTCATTGTTCTATCTGTATAACTGGTTTTGTAAGTCCACCTGTAGGTGATGGACAAGTCAATGTAAAAGATGCTTCTTCTGAACATTGTACTCCCCACAAAGGATCAGTCTTACATGCCTTGACTTTGATGGGCCATGATCCTATTTGATAATTTACGAGATCAACATGGATAGCTGTACCCTGAACAGTAGCTGGAATGAAAGAAGGCCCACCACTGATTGTATAATAAGTTGCCGTAGGTTGATTATCAGAGGTAAGAAATGGCGCACCTTGGACGGATAATGCTGTTAGGATAATTACTATTGCTATTAGATATTTCATGTTGCCTCCTATGGTGAAATTATACAAGGGAAATACGTGACTCCGCCTGCTGATACCGTTACCGTGTCCGTGGCCGCCGTGCTTACGTTCCCTGCGAGGTCCTTACACCATGATCGTAAGGTTTTCTCTCCCGCCGTCGTGGTGTATGTGGCTGGTGCGGATGATGTCCATCCCCCCGCACTTGGTAATGGTGCTTCTGCCGATTCGGTGATTAAATATCCTGTTGGCGACCCTGTGCAAGTAAAAGAAGATACCGTGACCTGCAACCCCGATGTTTCGGGTACTGTGAAAGCCGATACTGCGGGGGCTGTGGTGTCAATAACGATTGCTTTTAACGCACTCATTACGTTTGCCGCTTCAGGAGTGAAATCAGTCATAGAGTTTTCTGATAAATCTTCTATAGTACCAGACACGGTACAATTCAAATCTGCGCTGGTATCTCCGGCTTGAACAGTGTAATTGCAGGTTCCCGTATTTGTTGCTGTCATCGTAAACGTGCATTGCCGGTCTGTGTCACCCGTTTCGCATGTGACTGTGACGTTGCCTGTACTTGTTACTGATTCATCTGCGGTTACATCAATCGGTATAACTTCTCCCACTGTGTAGCTTCCATTTGTTTTTGAAGAAGTTATTCTATAGATCGTCGGTGCAGTTTCATCATCACCAGGGACAAAATCAGTAGGTCCAATCATTTTATTTCCATCTGCATCCCTGTTAGCGGGAGTTTCGTTGGTAATTATCAAATCATCAAGATAATCTATTTGTGTTGCTGGGACATTACCATTCCAGTACGACCAGACATAGACAATTTGTGCCGTGTCTGTAGCATTATCAAGCGTAGCATTAGTGGTATCGTTATGAATTAATATTCCGTTCTTCCATATCCTGAATATGCCCTGTCCGTCTGTTGCATGGAGTTTGACATACATTTCGTAGCATGTCCAAGCCCCTTGTGTGAAGGCAGTAGTAGAATTAGTCTGGATACCATCAGGCTCGTTGGACAACATTATCATACCATCGTCATGGTGAGCAAAAACAGATAGCCAACCTTCGCCGCCACCGCCCGTATTATATGTCCCTATTCGCATTACCTTCACGACAGGGTTTGCCTCCCAATTCCACGTAGGAACCATATAATCATACCAGCGTATCCATATCTCGCCGTCTTGTGCAACACTCGGTATGCCTATTATACCAGTTGCCTCATTCCAATCATCTTGACCGACAGGGTGAATGAACTTAGCAGATTTACTGCCACTGTGCGCCATTGTGGTTGAGAAAGTAGTAGTTGTTCCCGCACCGTCAAAACCAGTTGCGCCTTCACAAGCTGCTTCATTTGTCCCATCCTCAAAGGTATAGGTTTCTGTAAACGCCCCGCACCAGAGAGGAATTAAGATAAAGATTATCGCTAATAGTTTATTCAGCATTTATCACCACCGCTATTGTAGATTTATCTTCAAGATTTTCTGTTGTAAAAGTCTTTGTTAAATCCCCTGCACTTGCTATGTCCTGATACCATGCTTCGGTTCCCCTGCCTGCTGGAACTCCTCCATCAATTAAATCCATAACCTTAGTCATGCCTGCTGGAGGATATTCGCCATCTGTCCGGTTCAGGTAAGCACCATCACACCCCCAACCGATGTATAAGATACTATCACCTGACGGTGCTGTTACTGCATCTGAAGTTATAGCTACATTATTTACTGC